CTTTAAGACATCTGAAAAAATTAAACCCGAAGAGTGGATTGAAAACTATTTCGTTCAAGAAATGTTTTATGCCGCTGCTTACTATGAATTAACTGATATTCCTCCAGTTAAACTCATTACAATCATGGTAACACCTGGCGGTGAAGTCAAAATATTTGACAAAAGAAATAAAAACGATTATATTAAGTTATTAGTTCGCTACATTAAAGAATTTGTATCTCACAGTACTAGGCCAGATGGAGAATGAATTAGAAAAAGTACTAGAAAGTAAGTTTTTCTGTCCATCAAGATTTGCTCAAGAAATTGAAAATCTTGTGCAGTTAAATGTTGAAATGAATTATATTGATGCTATTGTTCATTTTTGTGAACAGAACAATATTGATTTGGAATCTGTACCAAAATTAATTTCAAAACCACTAAAAGAAAAAATTAAGTACGAAGCAATGGAACTTAATTTTTTGAAAAAAAGTTCTAGAGCGAAACTACCTCTTTAATGAATGATGCCTTTTGACTCATATAAAACTTACTTGTCCTTGAAGAATCATTTCACCAAGGACAGTTATGATTATTTTAAATATTGCGGAAAAAGTCGTGCAACCATTCAATCTTTTTATAAGAGAAAAGACAGAATGTGGTTTGAAAAAGTTGCAAGACAGAAAACAGATCAGGAAGTTGTAGATTTTTTTGTTGCAAATTTTGTTTCTTGTAATGATCCAGAAACACTCTGGATTGGTGAAATGATTAAAGAAGGAGAGAATAGATATCAGAACTGGCAGAAAAAAGTTCAATCACTCTCTTATATTTTTAAGGAAGAAAGTCAATCTTTGTTCAATGAAAATAAGTTTGAAGATGTATTTAATTGTACAAAGGGACACCCACCACTTCTCAAAAAGTTTCTGACTGGTAAAGTCAGTTTAGAAACTTTAGTTATCTACGATAAAATTTTTTCCTATTCAAACAACTTTGATAAAAAACTTCAAGACCCAGTGTGGGAAACCGTCAGTCGTAGAATTAAAAAATATAATCCATTCATCCAAATAGATATATTTAAATATAAAAAAATTTTAAAGGAAATAATTTTGTAACTAATTTGGGGCAGCAAAGTCGGGTAGGGGTATTTGACTTGCGTAAGTCCCCATTTTATTTTATAAATATTTTTACCCCTACTAAAAGAATATGAATTTTAACTGTAAAGGATTGAATGAAATATTTTGTATCGATGGTCCAGAATATATGGACATTGATAACACCCCAATATATGCTAACACTGGATGGGGAAAGAAGGGATGGAATCATACTGATGAAGCAAAGGAAGCAATCTCTAAAGCAAATACTAAATATACTCCAGAAGAAAAAATACAAAAATGGAAAGAGAGTAGAGAAAAAAGTAAAGAGAAAAGATTAGAACAGCAGAAAAAATGGAGAGAAGAAAATAGAGAAAGGAAAAGAGAGATTGATAAAATATACAGAGAAAAAAATAAAGAAAAAATAAAAGAAACACAAAAAAGATACAAAGAAGAAAATAAAGAAAAACTCAAACAGATGCATAAATTGTATTATGAAAAAAAGAAAAATAAATATTAAGGTACTTTGTTTTCGTAAAATTTTGAAAGAAATTATTTTGGAGGGTTCATGAGTTTCTTTAGATCAGAAGTCGTCCGTGCAGAGATGGCTGAAATTGCAGAACTGCAAGAAGAAGTTTATTCAAATGTCTTTAAGTTTCCTGCAATGTCTAAAGAAGGAAAACTTCAGCACGTTGAACTTTTGGAAAGACTTTTAGATAAACAAAAAGTTCTTTACACAAGAATGAGTTTATCTGATGATCCAGAAGCACAGGAAATGAAAGAACGTATCATGCAATCTGCAAGAATGATGGGTATGCCGCCTGGAACTGACATGACTGTTATTTTGAATAACATGTCCAGAATGCTAGAATCCATGAAAGAACAGATTGACAAAACAGGTTCCGACCTGTAGAATAACGAAGTACACAAAGGCCAAATCCTATTAATCCGAGGTAATCTAATGTCTTTTTCAGATCTTAAAAAGCAATCCAAACTGGGTTCTCTAACTTCCAAACTGGTAAAAGAAGTTGAGAAGATGAGCACCACTTCTGGTAGTGGTGATGAGCGTCTCTGGAAACCCGAACTTGATAAAACTGGAAACGGTTTTGCAGTTATTCGTTTCCTCCCTGCCCCTGAAGGTGAAGATGTTCCCTGGGCAAAAATGTATTCCCATGGTTTCCAAGGTGCTGGTGGTTGGTATATTGAAAACTCTCTGACCACCATTGGACAAAAAGATCCCGTGTCCGAATTTAACCGCAAACTCTGGAACAGTGGTAGCGATAAAGATAAAGAAACTGTTCGCAAGCAGAAGCGTAAACTGTCCTATTATTCCAACATTTACGTTGTAAAAGATCCTACTAATCCTCAAAACGAAGGTAAGGTCTTCTTGTTTAAGTATGGTAAAAAAATCTTTGATAAGATTATGGAAGCCATGCAACCTGAGTTTGAAGACGAAACTCCTATCAATCCTTTTGACTTCTGGCAGGGTGCTAATTTCAAACTCAAAATCGTAAAGAAAGATGGGTATTGGAATTACGACAAGTCTGAATTTGGCGCGGTTGAACCGCTACTGGATGATGACGATGCTCTTGAAGCACTCTGGAAGAAAGAGTATTCTCTTGCAGCAGTAACAGCACCAGATCAATTCAAAACTTATGAAGAACTTGAGAACCGTTTGAATACTGTTCTTGGTCTTCAAAGCACTACACGTTCTCGTGCTGTGGTTGAGCAAGAAGATGATCTTGAAGAGTATGAGCAAACTCCTACCGTTCAAGATCGCGTGGTAGAAGAACTGGAGCAATCTTATGCTCGCTCTAAAGCACCTTCACTTCCTAAGATTTCTCAAGAAACCGATGAAGATGAAGATGATGCTCTCTCATACTTCCAGCGTCTTGCTGAAGATTGATTATTCGTAAAGTCTAATATTATCTGCTTTCTTAAGGGTCTCAGAAACATACTGCTGAGACCCTTTTTTGTAGGGCATAATATCTTCAAGGTCATTGAAGACTACATTTAAGTAACGTGGTTTTAGAACAAAAATATTTCTTTTATCATTTTCAATTTTTGCTTCATATTCATAGTTCGTAATTGGTGTAACTACTTGTGTTGATGGAAGAGTTTCGTAATAACCAAGTCCATCATCATAATATTCATAGTAATATGCATTTCCAACACCGATATTTCCATCAACAGTAAAGATTGCTTCTTCATTTCCACTTATAGATGGATTAGCAACAGAAGGAACCGATGGTAATTCGTAAGTAAATGAAATTGCAATATCATCAAATGGTGCAAGAACTGATTTTACTATAAATCTTCCATTGAAAACACGTTCGGATATGTTGTTGATATAAATTTGAGAACCTACTTGCAGTCCTTTAATACCGTTGTTCATTGTAACGGTGACTGTCTTTGTTGCAGAACCAGCACTACCTGCGAAGATTTGGTTGATTGTTGTTTTTGTTACTTGAATAAAGTTTCCGTTGGTTCTCCAAGTATTTGGAGTTGTAAGACCACCTGGAAGAACCGTTGCACCTGAAGAGTTCTTAATCTCCACAGTTTCGTAATGATGAACTCCTGAATATAAAGTTTCGTAAGAACCGTATTTTTCCAAAAGAATTTGATCAAAAGAAGTTTGTGGTAATGGCCATTCTGTTTGGATATTCAGAATATTATTTGAAAGAAGCACTACCCAATCAAGAGTTTCATCTCCATAAAGTTTGTATGCAACATTATCTGGTCTTTCGTCTCCAATGATTTTGTATTTTGTAAAGTAGTTTAGATTTCTAAAGATATCATCTCTTAATTTTCCACGTTTAAAAAGATTTTTTACAGGAGAATAACTTGAGATCTCCTGTCGATTAGCATCACGACTAACGTATTCAAAGTTTGGTACTTGTCTGAAATATGGTTTCGCCATTTTTAGAATCCTATTTCGTGATCTGTATATTCCTCATGATAAACAGGAGTAAGTTCTTGGAATTGCATACTTAAAGAATATGCAACCATAGTTCCGTCTTCATAAGTCATATAAGATCCAAGAGGTGTATAATCAACAGAGAAGTTTGTAAGAGCACACTCCTTAATTAGATTAATTCCTGGATGTGGTTTTGTTTTATCTTTTCCATATTGGTATTCAATTTTAAAAACATTGGGTGCTTGTAGAAAAAGTCCATTTCCGTTTTTAACAGCCATATGTTTTTTGAAATATTTAATGATTGCTTTAATTTGAGTTGCTTCAGATTGCTCTCTTGCAGACATTTTAAATTGAAAACTGAATGGTCTTAATTGTGGACCTTGGAAAAGAAGTTCTAGATTGGGATTTAGAACGATACCATCAGTTCTTGCAAGCACATTATTGATACCTGCTGCTTGTCCCGCAAGATATTTTTTAATTTGTTCTTTATATTGTTGTGCGGTATCTGCAATTAATTTTGCATCGTTTGGAAGATTAAGGGTTCCTTCTATTGTATTATAAGATGCTCTAAATATCGCAGCATCAATAGCATTAAGACTATCAGGACCCCAATCAACAGAGTTTTGATCGCTTATTCCTGCTTGTATTGCTATGAATACTGGGTCTTCATTTACTTTTGAAAAACCTGGTCTAGGAAGTTTGAATTTATCAACTCCCGTTACACCACCTGTAGTCGATAAATTTCTTTTATCTACTGCTACTGTATATGCCTGAAATTTTATCCTATCCTGTGTTGGCGACATAAAGGATGGATATGTAAGTCTTTGGGATTGTTCTACTTTTGCTTGGGTTGGAGAAATCGAAGTGGGGTATACCCCATCGTTAGCATCTTGAGCAGTTTGTGCGGTAGTCACTAAACTCCCTCCTTAAATATAAGAAGACTAAGCATCTCAGTTTTGTGTAGAGTATGAGACATTTATAAGGAGTTTTTATTTATTTAGACGAAATTTTCCATATTGCAGTGAGATTAATTCATCCAACTCATTATACTTAACGACGTGAAGTTTACCTGCAACTTCTTCCCAAGTATACTGTCTTGACTGTCTCCAATGAAAATTAAGACCTTTAAACCCCCATCCATAAAGTTCAGTGCAAGCAATTAATGGATGCTGATCGTATTCAATTTCTGGGGTCTTTGGATTGTAAATGAATGTATAAAACTTTCCTGGTTCTGGATATAATACTTCTTCTTTAAAAACGTCCATAATAATAAGCATTACATCTTCTGGATCTCCACTCCCTAACTCCTCAACTCTTTTGAGAACTTCTTTGGTTCTTGCTGTACCTGTTCCTACATACTGCCCGAAACCTTCCGCCATTACTTAATCCCTAATTCTTCTTCGGTGATTACTTTGAACTCCAGCATTCTATCGGCACACCACTCCTTTGCAGCTTTCCATTTTGCTTGATTGACTGCATAAGTTTTACATTCGTGTAGGTAAGATTTAGTCACTCTTGATTTTTGCTTGGGGGGAACTGTTTGTTTCTTTGGTTTTACTTCAATCACATAAGTTTTAATTTTACCAGATTGCTCCTTGACTTTAATTAAGTAATCTGGAAAGTATCTGTGAACGCGATTATCTACTGGAGATACGTATCCAATACAAAACTCTTCCGAAGCCCAAGACACTATACTAGGATTATGATCGCACCAATAACAAAAGCGTCTTTCCCAACTGCTTCTGCAAATAATATTGTTTGGATCGCCTTGATATTTTTCTGGATAAGATGGTTTGTAGATACTCTTAAGACTTTCCGCCATTATCCTGACTACATAATATATTAGTAAAAGTATTTATAGATGCTAGGACCAAGATCTAGATCAGGAGTTGGTGGTGGAAGTGATATTGTTAGACCTAGTGAAGTTCGTCAAACACCAATAGCAATACCTGTTGTCCCATCCCAAGATACTTCTGGAACCGGAAAAAGTCCCGGTAGTCCAAAGACAAGTTCTTCTGCTGGGGCATCTTCGCGTAATATAGACTACTATAAAGCAAAAGCATCTGGAATATTATCTCCAGCATTAACTTCTCATTATCGTTGCAAATTTTCTCCAGCTACTTTAAATGGTGCTTTATTAAATTTTTTAAAGGATGGAGAATCACTTTTTCCTGGGTCAGACTATTCGAATATAGTTAACCAGGAAATAATTGAACTTTCTTGTTCGGAGGCATCTCTACCTGGTGCTTCCTTAATGACGAATGAAATTGCTGACGATCACACTGGAGTTACAGAAAGACACGCATATAGAAGACAATATGATGATCGAGTTGATTTTACTTTCTATGTGGATACTAATTATAGAATTATAAACTTCTTTGAAAGATGGCTTTCTTATTGTGCTGGTGAAAACGAACAATCAAAAGGACTATTAGAAAACAGAAATTATTCTTATAGAATGCCTTGGCCCAAAGATTACCAGACCGATAATCTATACATTACAAAATTTGAGAGAGATTTTAATAGTTCACTAGAGTATCAATTTATTGGTGCATATCCTATCAGTATTAATTCTATGCCCGTGTCTTATGATACATCTCAACTTTTAAAATGCACAGTTTCTTTTACTTATATTCGATACGTAAGAAAAGTAGATGTTAATGATCCAACATTAGGATTAAATGATTTACCTGGAAGTCCCTTATCAACATCTCCAGTTGTCTAATAAATAATCACACTGAAATTTCTATAGGACATTATGCCTTTACCAAAGATCTCTACGCCAACATATGAGTTGGAATTACCTTCCACAGGACAGACAATTAAATATAGACCTTTCCTTGTAAAGGAAGAAAAACTTTTAGTTATTGCACTTGAATCTGAAGATACGAAACAGATTACCACTGCAATTAAAACCGTTATTAAAAATTGTATTGAAACAAAAAATATTAAAGTAGAGTTTCTTCCTACTTTTGATATTGAATATCTCTTCCTTAACATTCGCGGTAAGTCAGTTGGAGAAGAGATCGAAGTTAATATCATCTGCCCAGACGATGGAGAAACTACAGTTCCCATAAAGATTTTTGTAGATGATATTAAAATTGAAAAAAATCCAGAACATAATAATCGAATTAAACTTGATGATTCGATTATGATGGAAATGAAGTATCCTTCATTAGATCAATTTATTAAGAGTAATTTTGATCTCTCTTCTGATACTACAATGGATCAATCCTTTGAATTAATCTCTTCGTGTATTGATAAAATTTATACCGAAGAAGAAGTTTGGTCTGCAAATGATGTAACTAAAAAAGAATTAATGGAATTTTTGGATCAGATGAACTCAAATCAATTTAAAGAAATTGAAACGTTCTTTGAAACAATGCCTAAACTTTCTCATACAATTAAAGTAAAAAATCCAAAGACAGAAGTTGAGAGTGAAGTTACGTTGGAGGGTCTCTCAAGTTTTTTCGTATAGGTATGAGTCATATGAACTTGGAGAGTTACTTCAAGTTAAATTTTTCGTTGATGCAATACCATAAATATTCATTAACGGAGATTGAAAATATGATGCCGTGGGAAAGAGATATCTATGTAATTCTATTGAAACAACATCTGGAAGAAGAAGAACAACGAGCACAACAAAGATCTAATGGTTAGTAATCCAAGTAACCGAATTAAAACCGAAGCGATAGATGAGGTAATTTTAGGATTACTTGGATTAAAACCTGGCGCAGAAATATACTATCAAACTTATTTTGATATCTTAAAAAAGAAACTAGCGATTGCAAGACTTGGTGGGAGAGAACTACCTCAAGAGGAAGATAATTTATTAAGAGAAGAATTAAAAAGAATTCGTAGAATTAAGGATAAAGCAGTACCCTTTAGGATTAAAAAATCCAAAGTAAAAACTTCGGGATCCACTGGTACTGGGCCAAGTGTCGGTTATGCTAGAAATGGAAGATCTTCCAAAAGCAGTGCGATTGTAAAAGCACAAAGAGGAAAATTAGTTCCACAAACAATCACAATCAATTCAAAAGAAGTAAGTCAAATATCTCAAGGAGTAAATTTTGATGGTATCAAAAAAACTTTAAATTCTATTTTAGGAGTTTTAGCGTCAAAATTTAAGTTCGACCAAAAGCAATCTGATACTGAGAGAAAAGAAAAAGAGACTGAAAAAAGAGGAAAAGGGGAGAGCACTTTAGAAGGATTTAAAAAAGGTGTGGGTGCAATTGTAGCAACCACTAAGAAAATGCTTTCGCCATTTCAGGCGATTATTGATCGTATTTGGAGATTTGTATTCTTTACTCTCCTTGGTAGAGCATTCACTAAATTTATGGAATGGATGAGTGATAAAGAAAACCAGAAAAAATTTAATTCCTTCATAGAGTTCTTATCCGACCACTGGCCCGCACTTGCTGGACTTTACATTTTATTTGGAACTGGATTTGGTAAATTAGTTCGTGGATTGTTGAAAGGCGTAACCCGAATGATTATTGCAATTGGAATGAATATTCCAAAGTTAATTCGATTTATAAAAAATAAACCAAGATTAGCAGGACTTTTTGCATCAGTAGCTGCACTAGGAACTGGATATTTAAGTAGAGAAGTTCAAAATCTTTTTGGCGACAAAGAAACTCCAGAATCTGGACTGATTCCAAGAACAAATCCAGAATTAAATGATGCTAAAAAATCAGTAGATCAATCTAAGGCTGCTCCTGCACCAAAAATACCAGCAGGAAATCTTGGTGGTTTAATTCCATCTTTTAAAATGGGTGGATTTAATCCTTATGGTGGAATGAACTTTCAACAAGGAGTTCCAATTACTGGAGCAGGTCAAGATGATACTTTAATTGCAGCAAAAACTGGTGAAGCAATTTTAACTGAAAAGGATCAGCAAGATATCGGACAAAGATATATTGATAGAAATACCGGAGAACCATTAAGTATTCCTCAATATCTTTCGGGTAGAAATCCAAGAATGGTGTCTATGAATAACATTAGACCAAGATTTGGTGGAGGATTTAGTCTTGGTGGAATGATTCCTGGATTTAATGCGGGTGGAATGGTTGGAATGCAAGGTGGCGGATGGATGGGTGATTCTAGTATGGTTAATCCATTTAGAAGTCCAAGACAATGGTATAACTTAGGTAGAAATGTTCGTATTCCAAATGAAAATACTGCTGGATGGAGACAACTGATTAGAGATGATCTTCAGCAAGTTGGTAAGTTTAAGACGCCAACAGGGTATAAGGGATTTAATCCTTTTTGGTCGTTTACAAAGGGACTTGGTACAGGACCAACTCCTATACAAAGGCAACTTGTAGAGAGAGGTATTCCACGAGCTGGACTTTTGCAGGCATTAACTGAAATACAAGGTTCTACTCCTCAAAGTGGTCCTGTTTATGAAAGAATGAAAAAGGCAAGAGGAGTAGCAATGTCGAAATATGCCGCTAGAACAGGACAATTTGGTAGATATCAAAATGGTGGATTAATTTCTCAAGGACCGTTTACTCCATTATCTTCATCTGGACATATTCTTTCACTTAAAGGTTTAAAAAGTGGGGGATTAATCAATGAAAATACTGGAATGAATATCCCTGGAGCAACTGCGGACAGGCAATTGATTAATGTTGCCGTTCAACCAGGGGAATCGAAATACATTTTTACCAGACAAGCAACTCAAAAAGGTGCTGTTGGTCTTGCTGATTTAATTCAAGCTAAATTAGATCCAAATTCTGCAGCAGCAAAACGTGGATATAGATCAATAACTCCATATAGAAATGCAAACTTTGGTGGAATGATGACTCTTCCACCAATTACTCAAATGTCTGGTGGGTCAACAGCAAGAGCGTCTGGATATGCTGGTGGATCAAGAGCACCTTCATTCTCCGCTATTCCTATGATGAATGATCGAGATCAGAATGCGTCTTGGTATGGAATTAATAATTTAGGATAAGAATATGGCGAAGATTACAGATCCATCTAAACTACTTCCATCAGCAAAGTCATCAACAATTAAAGTTGGAAAAACGCCATCTGTTAAATTGTCAAAGAAAAACTTATCTTTATCTAAACTCTTAATCGGAGATAAAACCTCCAAACAATCTTTGGAAGTTAATAATAAGTTAATTAAGGTTGAGAAATTTTTAAAATCAGATCTTGTATTGGATCAGAAAAAAGCAGAGAAAAAAAGAAAAGAAAAAGAAAAACAAGATTTTAGTGAAGCAGAAAAGAAGTTAGAAACACCAAAATTAAAAGGATTTAAGTTTCCAAGTTTTGCGGCACCTTCACTGGGATTTCTTGATCGCGTAAAAAGGTTTATATTTTTTACCGCTCTTGGGTGGGCTTTACCGAAGATACTTGAAGTTCTTCCAAAGTTAGAAGGATTTGCGAAAATTATTGGAGGAGTTTATAATTTTGCTGAGGGATTATTCGGAAAACTCTTTGATGGGTTTATGAGTTTGGTAAAGTTTGGTGGAGATCTAAAAGATAAAACATTAGGATTTATTGCAACAGCAAAGGCAGGAGTTGGTGGAAACTATCAAACAGAATTTGATAAATTAGAGAAAAAGTTTAATGACTTTGTAAATATATCAATTCTTGCTGGAGTTTTAAGTGCTGATATAGGTCTTTCTGCTTTTGATGAATATAATAAATGGAGAAAAAAGAACGCACCCGAACCAGGAAAACCCAGAGAGGGTGGAAAACCTCCAGCAGGAAGACCTAAAGTAACACAAGGAAGAGGGGGACAGAAACCAACAGGAAAACCAAGAATAACAGGAGACGTTCAAAAACCACCTTCTTGGTGGAACAGAATTTTTAAGGGACCCTTTGCAAAACTTAAAGGACCTTTAAGTAAGTTTGCAGGCGCTGCAGTTCCTGGTCTTGGTGCTGTTGTTGGTGCTGCTGATGCAAAAGCAAGGTTTTCCGCTGGAGATAATATTGGTGGGGCATTAGCATCTGTTTCTGCTGGTCTTGACGCTATTACTGCAGCACTTGCAATAACTGGAGTTGGAGCTCCTGCTGCTGCTATTTTTGGGGTCGTTAGTATTGGTATTGATGTTATTCTTTTAATTCGTGATATTGTAAAAACATTTTTTCCTTTTATTCCAATGTTTTCCCGTGGTGGAAAAGTAGTTCGTAGATATCAAGGTGGCGGGTCTACAAGGGGTGGAAGACCTGTTGGTGGTGCTCCAAGAAGAACACTTAGAAATATAGGACCAAGAAGAAAACCATTTAAAGTTCTACCACCAAAGTCTCAACCAGGTAAAGATATTGGTGGGGAAAAACAAATAAGGAAATTATATCCAGATCCTGATAAGATGATGACTATGGATGAGTGGAATAGAGCGGGTGGAGTAGGAACTTATCAGCAGTATTTGGATGATTTTAAAAAGAAAAAGAAAAAACCAAATCCGTATAAAGCACTAACTGGAACTGCAAAAATTTTAAAAGATATTCCATTGGTTGGTGGATTGATGGGCGCAGCAGTTGATATTGCACTAGGTCAAAAACCAGATAAAAAAGTATATCAAACGATTGCATCTGGAATTGGATTTTTTATTGATTCTTTAGCAGATCAAAAAGTTAATAAGAGTATGAGTTCTTTGATGTCTCAAATTAAAGGATTTGCTGGCGGTGGAACAGTTCCTTCAAGAGAATTAAGAGGAACTACTAGTGGTATAAGTAGTGCAGATTTAATTGCTAAAATTCTTGAACCAACCATTGGACAAAAAGTGAATGAAGCGATTAATAGTATTGAAAAAGAATTGAAACTTAAATCAGGAAAAGATTCTGGAAGAGATCCTGGAAAAAAATCTCCAACAGTAGTTCCTGATACTTATGATCCAGGAAAAACGGGATCCTTTCCATCTGGAGCCTATGTCGGAGAACCAGGAGATACAGACGGTCAGCAAACTGGATTAGATATGAATCTTTCTGGTGGTATTGGAACGCCAATTTATGCTCCTAGAGATTTGATCTATAAGTCAAAAGGAACTGATGGAAATGCTTCTGTTGGATTGGACGGAACTTCAGATGTTCTTGGACCGTCTGGGTCTGGATTTGGATTTTATGGTGCCTATTATTTCAAGGATGGAAATAAAGAATATGAAGTTTTAATGGGACACTTTAGAGATCTACCTTATAGAGGATCTAAAGATGGTGATATCATTAAAAAAGGAACTCTGTTGGGATATCAAGGAGCATCTGGTCGTACAGTAGGTGCTGGTAATCAACCCTACCCCCACATTTCACTTCATTTAAATGGAATTGGATTTCAAGCATCAAATCAAGAACTTGTAAATTTCGCAGATAGTTTACGTAAATCTGGTGGAACAAAAGCACAACCACAAGTAAAACCAACAACGGGTTCTAAAAAATCGGGCACTTCTTTAGCGTCTTGGTATGGTCCTGATTTTTATGGAAATCAAACCGCCGATACTACCGGAAAATATATTTTAGAAAGAGATAGTCTTTGGGTTGCTCATAAATCATTACCTTTTGGAACTAAAGTTAAATTTACATACAATGGTAAAACTTTAACTCTTCCTGTTAGAGATAGGGGTCCTTTTCACGGTAATAGAGAATGGGATTTAACAGAGGCTGCAGCAGACAGACTTGGAATGAAAAGTGCAGGTGAGGTGGATATTCAATATGAAGTTCTTGGAAAACAGAGTGGTGGTCTCATAGCACCATCAAAACTAAACCGTCCAATACCAAATTCATTTGCTTCTTATGAAAACTACGGACAAGGAATGATGATTGCAATTCAACCAATTCAAATGATTGTAGAAAAACCAGTTCCTGTTTCTTCTGGTGGAAACTCTATGATTGCATTTCCTGTTTTTGTTGGAGTAAATAATAGTAACGATTTAGATAGAGCATAAGATGCCCGAAAACATTTCAGCACAAGGAGGTCAATCCCAAATTACTCAGTTTGAAACAATAGCAGAACGTGGTAAAGAGACTTTAGATTTATCTAAAGTTAATGAGTTAAATTATTATGAGAGTATTCTAGAGCATACAATAAGAGTCACCGCAACAATTGCTGATACTGGTTATCGTTCTCAAAAAAAGTCAGGAAATGCTGTAGCAACAAGATCTGATGATATTAATGGTAGATTTGTAAATCTTAAAATTGTTGATGGAAATGAAAATAAACTTCAATTTACTGGAGAAAATAAATTAAGAATTGCTTTCTCTAATATTATTGAAGAAAGCACAAATAAAATGTTTTTTACAATAGATCTAACCTCAAGAGAATATGATGATAATCCAAAGTTAAAGTGTGCTGTTGTAAAAAGATATGATGGAAAAGTTGATGGGAGTATTACAAGAATTTTGAAGGAATGTATTAAAACGAAAAAATCAATTGATGTAGATCCAACATTAAATACTTTTAATTTTTCTGGGAAATCTCAAACTCCTTTTTATCTTTGCACTTGGTTAGCAACAAGATCTGTTCCGGAAATGCAAGGGGCTAATAAAAATCTTGCAGGTTACTTTTTTTATGAAACCTCAGAGGGATATAAATTTAAATCTATTGATAAACTTTTCGAACAAAAACCAAAAAGAGTATTAATTTTTAATAATATTATTGGGAGTATTCCTGCCGGATATGATGGAAAGATTATAGATTATTCTTTTGATAAAACTTTTAATCTCAAACAATTAAGACAAACTGGTGCTTTAGGTCAAACACAATTGCGGACATTTAATCTTTTAAATAATAAGTATGAAGAATCTGAATTCAATTATAAAAAACAATTTCAGGGGACAAACACTGCGGGAACAAAACCAATTAATTATGGAGAGGATCAGGATGAAACGACGAGAAGATTTTTCTCTGTGAAAGATTTTGGAGTTATGCCTTCAGGATCTACAAAAGATCAAATACAAAAATCAAAAAACACTTTGAACTTTAATGTTGATGATATATTAAGACAATCTACGATGAGGTATAACAGTTTATATACAATTAAACTCTCTATAGTAATTGCTGGTGATATAAGTTTACACGCAGGAGACTTAATACATTGTGATTTTCCAGAAGTTAGTGGAGAAAAACTTAAGTTAGTGGACTCCGAAAAAAGTGGTATATATATGATACATGACCTATGCCATAGAATCACAAAAAACGGATGTTATACTAGATTAAATCTTGTAAGAGATTCTATTGGCAGAAAACCCATTAAGTAGTATGGACAAAACACTTCAGCAACACATTAATAATGATCGTGATGAGTTAGACAATCCAAATACAAGTAGTCAACGTCGTCGTCATTTGGAAGATGAACTAGATGCTTTAGAACAGTATAAAGCAAATCATCCTGATGATGATCATGACCCAACTCCTTTAGAGTTATATTGCGACGCACATCCTGATGCACTTGAGTGTAGAGTTTATGATGACTGATGAGTAATTTAAACGCTAAAGCAACAACTCCTGCTATCATTTGGTGGGGTCAGGTAGTTGATGATTCTGTTTGGAAAGAAAATCAACCAGGTAAACTTTGGAAATATTCTGATGAGATTCCTGGTTGGGGAACAAGATATAAAGTTCGTATCTTAGGTAGAGATACTGAAAAAAAAGATGTCCCAGACGATCAATTGGAGTGGGCAGAGTGCTCGTTTCCCGTAACTTCTGGTTCTGGACATGCTGGTAGTTATCAAACTTCAAATTTAAGAAAAGGTGCATTTGTTTTTGGGTTCTATAAAGATGGAACTCATATGTCTGAGCCCATCATTATTGGTTGTTTAAGTAATAACGAACAAATACAATTATCACAATCGATACCATTAAAGGGATTTGTTCCTTTTAGTGGATACGTTAAAGAAAAAGTTTCTTACAACGATATTCCTGCCGAAGGATCTATTCCAAAAGAGAAACTTCCTTTAGAAGGTAATAATAATTCTACTCAAAATAATATTGCTACTCAACAACAGAGACAGAAGGGGCAACAATCAAAATCTCTAGCAGTTTCAAAAGATTGTGATCCTTTACAATTCAAAGCACTTCAAATTGAAATAAAAGGATTTATACAAGACATTCAGAAATTTAAATCTCAAGTAAAAAGTTGGAAGAATACGGTCCTTAAACCAATTAAAGAAAACGGTGAAGAATATTCTATTTCCGAATACATTCAATATAAAATTCAAAATGTTTCTAAAAGTATTTCTAAAAAAGTAAAAAATATTGTTACTCAAGTTGATAAGTATATCACAAGAAAAATTAATAATGCTGCTAAAGATCTTTATTTGATGATTCCTCCAAATCAAAGACCAGGAATAAAAAGTGCAATGGATACTGTGAACGATCTTCTTGCATGTTTGTTTAGAAAAATCATTTCAAATCTTTTGAAAATGATGACTGATATTCTAAAAGCAATTGCTGATAGATTTATTAATGCTCCTTTATGTGCTATTCAAAATATTATTTCATCCTTACTTGGGAAATTGATGGCTCTAATTACAAGTGCAGTTGAAAAAATTATTAAACCACTTGAGGCATTAATTGGTGGAATTTTTGATGCAGTTGGTGGTGTTCTTGATTTTATTACAGATCTACTCTCATTCTTATCATGCGATGATCAACCTCAATGTCCAGATTCAGATGAATGGGTTCCTTGGGAGGGATCAAAAAAACTTAACCTTGGATCAAGTGTAAACAATATTATTAGTCAGGCAAATAGCATTGCTTCCAATGCACAAAAAGTTGTTGATCCCGATAATTTTAATTTTAATTTAGATTTTAGTGATATATTTCAGGATACCTGTAATGTCGGTCCTCTATTCTGCGGTCCTCCGACAGTTGAATTTTATGGTGGAGGTGGATCTGGAGCTGCCGGTAATGCAATTGTAAGTGCTACTGGAGATATTCTTGGTGTTGACTTAAGAAGTTTAGGTTCTGGATATCAATCAGCACCTTTTGTTAATTTTGTAGATGCTTGTGGAAAAGGTCAAGGAGCAACGGGAAGAGCAATTATTAATTCAAACGGTCAGGTCATAAAAGTAATTATGGATAATCCTGGTTTTGGATATCTGTCTGCACCAAATGGAGATCAGGGTGGAGATGGAAGAACTTGGGCAAAATCTGGAGACACAATTGTAAAAAGAAAAGATGGGACATATGATCAACCATATGAAGCTGGAGAAACATTTCAAGTTAGTCCAGGAGATACTGTTTATTCTTGTGGTAATACAACAAACATCACAGAATCTGCAACTCTCACTGCTCCAAAGTGCTCAACTGTGACTTTACCTAGAGGAGAAGATCCGTCATTGAACAATGGTCAGTATCCTACTGTTCTAGAATTGGATAGTATTGCTATTGATACTCCAGGAATAAACTATGGTCCTAAAGATAAAATGATTATTACTCCAAATAATGGAGCCGAATTAAGACCAAAGTATGATGCTTTAGGTTCCTTAATTAAAGTTGATGTTGTTAAACCTGGAATTGGTTTTACAGAATATCCAAGTATTGAAATTGAAACAGAAACAGGTTATAATGCAGTTTTACTTCCTGTATTTAAGGTAAATAGAGTTGGAGATGCTCAGGATGTTCCTGTTGCACCTTCTCAAATTATTTCTGTAGTAGATTGTGTGGGTAAATTTTAATGGCTGAAACTAAAAATTATCATGCTATAGGTTATGGTAATAAAGATGGAGAAATAAAATTCGGACATATTCATGAAGATGGGGTCCTGGCTGGGGCAACCTTAAGAAGTGGTCATGACTCAAATCACTACATATCATTAGATTCTAGTGGTAGTAAAACTAGAAAGCACGGAACAATATGTAGTTCTCCTGGGACATTTCAAGTTCTTGCTGGAGAAAATGTTCCATCCGGACAAAATGGAGTTTTTATTGACGCTGAGAACGGTGATTTGGTTATAAGAGCAAAAAATGGTAGAATAAGAATTCTTGCCGAAAATATTGATTTGATTGCTGAAGGAGCCGATGGTAAAAATGGAGTTGTAAGAGTCGAAGGTAACGAAAAAGTTATTGTTAAGTCTCAGATTATTGAGATAAATTCGACAACATCAACTAAAATTTTTTCTGAAAAAACTGTTGAAGTGATTGGTAAAGGAATTTTAAACATATATGGGGGATTAATTGATGCTGCAGATGGAGCAACAAAAATGAAAGGATCTAAAGGTGGTTCAACAAACGAGGATAGAAACAAACTATGAAAGTACCTGATTTATATGTTGGAAAAAGATTATTTGTTGGAGAAGGAAACCCAATTGCATTAGGATTAGGACCAACAGAAGCAAGAGGGTCTGCTTATATTGAAGGTCCTGCAATTGTTGGAGAACCCGGGTCATTTCCATTTAACTATGCAACTTTAATGGTTGGTCCAAATCGCAATGGAGAAGCAACCACACCAGTAGTACCTGGGGCACTTTGTACTGGCGTAAACAATCCATATTCTCTAGCAGTTGATGGGAATGCAGCAATATTTGATAACTTAGACGTAGCTCAAAATATTGCTGCAGGTAATAACATCGTTGCTCAAGGAGAAGTAATGTCTCGGTGCGGAGGTCACATTCTTTCCGCAAAGAAAAACTTTGATATTCCACACCCAACCAAAGAAAATTGGAGGCTTCGTCACACCTGCCCCGAAGGTCCTTCCAATGATGTTTATGTTCGTGGAAGAGTTACTAATAAAACAGAAATTCAACTTCCAGAATATTGGAAAAAACTTGTAGACCCAAGATCAATTACAGTTTCTTTAACACCTGTTGGTGCTCATCAAGATGTAATTGTAAAACGAATTGGGGAAAATAAAGTATTTCTTCAAGCAAAAGGTGGTATGCCAATTGATTGTTTTTATCATATCTTTGCAGAAAGAAAAGATGGAGAAAAGTTAATCCCAGAATATGAGGGACAAACCCCAGCAGATTATCCAGGAAACAATAATGAATATTCTGTTTCTGGATACCATTATGATATTAAGGAGTAATCATGGCAAACGAATTCATACCTAGAAGTATTGGAAATAAAAATTGTGATGCTCCTATAGTAGGAACACCACATCCAAATTTTGATTACATTCATAGAACAACAACGGGTGATGAAGATTATCCAGAAGATGCTTGTGCAAGGTATCTTCAAGTTAATGGAAAGTTTGATGCACTTCAGGTTACTGGTAATGTAACTGCATCATCTTTTACTGGAACAATTAATGTTCAGTCTTGGAAGGGGTTTGATATTAAACATCCAAATAAACAAAATCATCGTCTTCGTCATATTTGTTTGGAAGGCCCTGAAGCTGGTGTTTATCATAGAGGAAGACTTACTAACTCTAATATAATTGATGTTCCCGACTATTGGTATGGACTTATTGACCCAGAAAGTATTACAGTAAGTCTGACTCAAATTGGATACTCTCAAGATTTGATTGTTGAAAAAATTGAATGGGGTAAAAAGATCATTATTAAGTCAGGGAATGGATCTAATATCGATTGTTATTACACGATTCAAGCGGCAAGAATTGATGGTGAAAAACTCATTGTAGAATATGAAGGATCAACTCCTGCAGACTATCCAGGAGACTCCTCTCAGTTTTCTATTTCGGGTTATGACTATGGCGCTAAGGGGGTTGACAGGGCAGACTGAGTGCCCTATACTACTAAGGTAATCATGAAACGAACCAATGCAAGACGAGTACCTAGCACGATGCGTGGTTGATCCCCTAAAGCGTACAGTGTATCTGTATTCCACCGAAGGGTCAGAAAAGCAAGTGTCCTGTGAAACGGTTGAAGAGTTTATGAACGTGCTAGACTTTGTTCGTGCTACGGTGGATGAAAATACCCTCTCATACGCAAATCCACTTTAAGTTTCATTTTAGGGTCCAAAAATTCCCGGTAAAATTTTCTCACGCGATACTTTTTCAAAATGCGTCCAGAAACACGACAATCAATGGAAATGCTGTTTTCCGCAAAATGGAATGTACCAACGGCAGCTGCAAATTGTAATCTTACTTGTAAAGAAATGAAGATTACATTTAATGAATACTGCCGTTTACATCCAAAAACTTACGTGGTACAATCTAACAATCAACTCAGTTTCTTCTGAGTTTTTATGGGCGAGTGATGAAATTGGTTAGACATCTCAGACTTAAAATCTGACGGGCATTGCGCCCATGCGGGTTCAAGTCCCGCCTCGCCTATTAACGGTAAACTAATATAAATAGTATTGGTTATTGATTACCGTTATGTCTAAGTCCAGAAATTATACAGATGAAGAATTTGCTTTAGCTGTAGAAGAAAGTGGTAGTATTCGCCAAGTTCTACAAAAACTAAATTTAAGAGAAGCAGGTGGAAACTATCAATGTGCTAAAGAAAGAATTAAAAAACTTAATTTAAGTACTAATCACTTTTATGGGCAAGCGTGGAACAAAGGTAAAAAATTACCTAAAAGACAACCTATTGAAACTTATCTTGTTGAAGATAGATTAGTTCAATCAAACAACTTAAAAAAGCGTTTGATTAATGAAGGTATAAAACAACATAAGTGCGAATGTTGCGGTATTACAGAATGGAATGGTAAAATTGCTCCAATAGAACTTGATCACATTGATGGAAATCGCTACAATAATCGGTTAGAAAATCTTCGTCTTTTATGCCCCAACTGTCACGCACAAACTCCTACCTATCGAGGTAGAAATAAATAATCAAAAGTAGGAATAAACGTCCTATGAAGTACAGAATTGATGCCGCATACGTTTGGTACAATAAAGGAACTCAAATTGTTCTGATGTACTTTATAAATCAAGTTCCATTTACTTTTGATGAACTTCCAGATTATGCAACGCAAGATTTGGAATTAATTCATTTAGCAGATAACGAAAGACGTTTTGAACCAGAGGATTTATACAGGTCATCGTTCTATTTGATTGATGAGCAATGTCATCCTCTTATGTTTGATGTTGAACTGGAAAATCCAGAAATGTTACCTGTTGATTAACCTGCCCTATAAGCATTAAATTGATGCGCGACCTTTGTAACGTCGAGAACTCGGGGAGGTACCGGGATGGGGCTTAACTAAATAATGATACCTGGATGTCTGCAAACTTCAGGAAGAGGGTGAAAATCCCTCTTTTATTATATAAATACCTATGCAGACATCTAGAGTAGAACTATGCCTAACTGGACGGAAGAAGGTTTCCAGCGTATTGTTGATGCTGGAAAAAAGAGTGCATTACTATCTAAAGAACGGTCTAAACAACTTCAGGTAGAATATTATAAAAATCCAAAGTTATGTTTAAATTGTTCAGAGATAATACCATATTGTAAAAAAAGAGAAAATAAATTTTGCAGTAGTTCTTGTTCTGCTACAGTTTCTAATGCTAAAAGAATAAAGAAAAAAATTTGTTTAGTCTGTGATAATGAAATCAAAAAAGGAGCATCAAAATATTGTTCAATAAAGTGTCAAAAAACATATCATTTTAATCAGAGGTTGATTGATTGGATAAATGGTGATGCTGTAACAAACTCAAGAAACTTTTTCAGAAGATATTTAACAGAGACGCAGGGATACAAATGCTCTTGCTGTCAAATTTCTGAATGGAATGGCAAATCAATTGTTTTAGAGATAGACCATATAGATGGAAATTCTGAAAATAATAGACCAGAAAATTTAAGATTTATCTGTCCAAACTGCCATTCACAAACTGAAACATATAAAGCAAGAAATATAGGCAAAGGAAGACATTATAGAAGAGAACGATATGCTGCTGGACAGAGTTACTAAATTATGATAGGATACTAAAAGAGATAAAACTCCAAATGTCACTAATTTCGCAAAGAGATAGGCAACTCGCCATTGAAGCATTAGAATATTACCGTGATGATGCTTTAAAAAAAGAAGAAGCATTTAAAGAACTTGGTGTAACTGATGTTCAACTCAATGATGCCTTTATGATGGAACTGAATGCTCTTATAAATTGGATTAAACTGGAATATTTCAAAAATGAAAATTAATCTCTGGTATTGTAAAGATATGAATCAATGGCGTTGGACTCTTACTGATGACCATCGTCCTGTTGTTAAAATGGAATCTGGACAGCAACCAAATCTTCGTGATGCGATGAATGATGTTGCAAATACGGTAGAATACATGATGAATGGCGAAGACTGATTTTTATATTGATAAGGTTTCTAAAAAACAAGCAGAAGATATTTTATTAGAATATCATTACCTGAAAGATTTCTCAAAAGGATTCAAATCTGGTTATAATTATGGTTTGTTTGAAAAAAATGATTTTTCTCCACTAAATCTTGGTGGAGTTTTAGGAGTTTGTATTTTTACTGGATTACCTGTACCTGAAGTTGCTAAAGGAGCATTTGGACTTGAAAGAAACGAACAACAAGGACTCTTTGAACTCTCAAGACTTTGCATCCACCCTATTACGCAGTCACGAGAATATAACATCACTTCTTGGTTTGTGTCACAGGCGATTAGACAACTTCGGAAAGATACTGAAGTTAAAGCAATCCTTTCTTATGCTGATTCAGATCACCATTCTGGTACAATTTATCGCGCTTGCAACTTTAAATATTACGGTCTCACGGATCGAAAAAAAGATTTCTACTATTCAGACGGAACTAAACACTCTCGTGGAAAAATAAAGGGCGAAGATGGTGAATGGAAAGACCGTAGTAGAAAGCATAGATACTTGATGATATTTGATAAAGAGTTGAAAAAGAGCTTGACGTGGGAAGAAGAGAAGTGGTATAATAATCAAGGCGATACTTAACCAGACCCTTCCGTGTGCTTCAGAACCTCCTTCGGGGGGTTTTGTTGTATGATAAATAATCCATAACGGAAACTATAAGCACTAATAAAATGGGTCTCTCTCGTTTAGACAATTTTCTGAAGTCAGTTCGCGGCACAATAATTTACGTTGATCCAAATAGCATTGATGCTACGGATAGCATTGAAAACCAAGGTAACTCCTTAACAAGACCTTTTAAAACAATTCAAAGAGCTCTTGTAGAGGCATCAAGATTTTCTTATCAGCGTGGACTAGATAACGATAGATTTAACAAAACAACAATTGTTCTTTACCCTGGAGACCACGTTGTAGATAACCGTCCTGGTTGGATTCCTGACGGATCAAATAACTATAGATTGAGAAGTGGTGCAACTTCAAATGATTTTGGTGCATGGGACTTAACAACTAATTTTGATTTAAGTGTTGAGAATAATGCACTTTATAAGTTAAACAGTATTCATGGTGGGGTTATTGTACCTCGTGGTACTTCAATCGTTGGTATGGATCTTCGTAAAACAAAGATTCGACCAAAATATGTACCAAACCCAGAGAATGATCAAATTGAAAGATCTGCAGTTTTTCGTGTAACTGGTGGTTGTTATTTTTGGCAGTTTTCAGTTCTTGATGCTGACCCCAATGATGTTTGCTATAAGGACTATACAACTAATCAATTTGTTCCTAACTTCTCTCACCACAAACTTACTGCATTTGAATATGCTGATGGTGTAAATGATGTAAGTATTGATGATGACTTTCAAACATATTCAACGAATCGTACAGATTTGGATATGTATTATGAGAAAGTTGGACTTGCTTATGGTCCTGCTTCTGGTCGTGAAATTCAACCAGATTATCCTTCATCATCACTTGATATTCAAACAAAGATTGATGAATATCGTATTGTAGGTTCCAGAGGAAAAGAAGTTGGTATTACCAGCATTCGTGCTGGAGATGGAGCTAGCTCTACAACAACTATTACCGTTACGTTAGAGGAAGCAGCAACTGAATTTGATGTAGACACTCCAATTCAAATTCAAGGTGTGGGTTCTGCTGGATATGATGGTCAATATGTTGTCTTTAATAAGGTAGATTCTACTAATATTCAATATAAAGTTCAAAATGCTCCGATTAATCCTCTTCCTACGATTACTGGATCTACAATTAATATCGCTGTTGATACAGTAACTTCAGCATCTCCATACATCTTTAATATTTCCATGCGCTCTGTGTATGGTATGTGTGGTCTTCATGCTGATGGCGATAAAGCATCTGGATTTAAGAGCATGGTTGTTGCTCAATTTACTGGAATTGGACTGCAAAAAGATGATAATGCGTTTGTAAAATATAATTCAACGTCAGGAACATATGGGGATAATACCGTTTCGGGGAATGAAAATATTCATTCAGATTCCAGAGCAAGATTCAAACCATCATATGAAAACTATCATATCAAAGCTTCAAATGAGGCATATATTCAGGTAGTATCTGTATTTGCGATTGGTTATGCAAATCATTTCCTTTCTGAATCTGGTGGTGATCAATCTATCAATAACTCTAACTCCAACTTTGGTGCTAAATCATTAGTTGCATCTGGATTTAGAAAGAGTGCATTTACAAGAGATGATGTTGGATATATTACTCACATCATTCCACCAAAAGAAAATGAGAATACTGAAACCAGTATTGAGTTTCTAGCACTTGATGTAGCAAAGACGGTAGGAACTGCATCAACAAATAAATTATATCTTTATAATGAAACAAATGAAGCAACTCCACCGGACTATGTAATTGATGGTTATAGAATTGGTGCAAGAGAAAATGAACAACTGAATGTTCTGATTTCTCAAAGTGGTGTATCAACCACATATTCGGCAAGAATCATTATGCCGAATACTCAGTACTCTGGAAATGAGGTAAGTGCTGAGAAAAAATTTACTGTTGGTAGAAGTAATGTAGGCGTAAATAGCATTACAAGTAATGTTCTTACATTAACCAGTAATCACAACTTTATTAATGGAGAAACCCTTCGTGTAATCAGTGAAACTGGACAACTTCCCGATGGTCTTACAAACAATACAGTTTATTTTGCAATTACATCAGGAACAAGCATTGTAAGTGCGGACCAAATCAAACTTGCACAAACACTTAATGATGCATTGAGTGATAATGCAATTACTTTGAATAGCAAAGGTGGTACTTTAAGTGTTGTAAGTAGAGTTAGTGATAAAAAAGCAGGAGACATTGGGCATCCAATCCAATATGACTCTTCTGCAAGTCAGTGGTATGTAAATGTTGCTACTGCAAGCACAGAAAGGGCACTGTATAATATCATTAATTCACTAGGAACTGCTGGGCTTGGAAACGCTACTCCAAGGTCCTACATTAACCGTAAACCAGATACTAGAAGTTTAACAGATACCATTTATCGTGTTCGTTATGTAATTCCTGCGGATTCTTCAATTAATGCAAGACCTCCGATTGATGGATATGTACTTCAAGAATCCAATACTTCAATCGGTTCTACAAACACTGAAGTTGGTTTCCTTTATAATCCAACGTCAGCAACTCTGAATAACTCAACACAACTCAGAAATCCAAGATACATTGCAGGAGTAAATTGGTCTGGTGGAACTGCAAACATTATTACTGAAATCCCACATGATTTAAATGTTGGTTCTCAGGTTGAAATTATTAACGTTAAGAGTAGCAATAATACTACAGGTGTTGCAAACTCTGCGTATAATGGAACTTTTACTGTTGCAGGTATTAGTAGTGCGAAGCAGTTTAGTGTTGCAGTCACCAATGATCCCGGAACCTTTACAAATGATACTTCTGCAAGAACAACAGCACTACCATACTTTAAGAAGAAGAAAACTTTAGGGACATATTATATCTACAGAAGTCAGGAAATTCAGGAGTATGTGCCTGGACAGCAAGATGGAATTTATCACTTGTTGGTTCTCAACTCATCCAACTCACCATCTGTTACTCCATTTAATGAGTTAAGATTTTCTCAACCAGTTCAAAATCTTTATCCACAAAACAATAGAGACAATCCAAAATCAGACCCTCAAGCAGCAACTTCATTCGCCGTACCTGATACAATTGGAAAAGTTGTTGTTAACGAACCACAGTATTCAGTTACAAAGGAAAATCTAACCAAACAATTAGTTGATACTGGTGTTGGTGTTGGATTAACTCAGTTTGCATCAAATTCTGTTGGAACAGCACAAACATTCTACACAAGTATCGACCACGGATTTAATAGAATTACTGGTCTTACAATTACGAGTGCTGGTACAAACTATGTTAATGGAAACTACTATAATGTAAATCTTGTTGGGTTTGCTGGTTCTACAACAGGTTCTCATGCAACTGCAAGAGTTACTGTTAGTGGTGGTGCTATTACTTCTGTTAAGATTATTGATGGTGGTAGTGCATATGGAATTGGAAATACACTTGCAGTAGTAGGTGTCGCAACAACAACTGGAAACACCGCTGCATATCTGACTGTAAGTTCGATTTACAATAACATTGGAGATACTTTAAGTGTTGAAGGTGTAAGTCCAAGCACTTATGTTGGTTATAACAACCTCTATAGAATTACTGCAGTTAATGGTCCAAAAGAAATTTTGGTTGCATCTGCTTCCACAATTTCTCCCGCTGCTGTTGCTGGTGTAGGTGTAACTATTGCATCCACAGCGAATGTAATTCTTACTGGAAGAACTCTGAATGTTTATTCTCTGTCTCATGATAACACCGCTGGAGTTGCAACAGTAACTACAGTTCAAACTCACGGGCTTCAGGTAGATAACAAGGTTCGTCTTGGTGGTGCAAACGATGACTTCTTTAATGGAGATTTTGTAATCAAGAAAGTTGGTACAACAACTTCATTCACAATTAACACAGGAACAAGGTCCTCTGCACCTTCCACTTCTGGAACCATCTTTGTTTATTCTCCTGCCTACACTTCAACGGGTGGAAATGTTTTACCTGCAACAGAAAACAACTCTGGTCGTTTGATTACTGAATACGCAGGCATTACAACAACACTTTCTGCTGCAACAGGAGTATTAGATACAACAATTTCAATTTCAAACGTTACAAACTTTGATTTCAACGTTGGTGATTATTTGATTGTTGATAATGAGATTATGAGAATTCAGTCAGCAGTTACAGGTAACCCTGTTTCTGTATTCCGTGGATTACTTGGAACGAGAACAGTTGCTCATAATTCCGGAGTGGTTGTAAGAAGAATTAAACCACGTCCAATTGAACTCCGTAGAAATTCACTCATTCGTGCATCTGCTCATACATTTGAGTATCTTGGTTATGGTCCTGGTAATTATTCAACTGCATTCCCAGAGAGACAGGATAGAAATCTAAGTCCTCAAGAGGAACTATTAGCACAATCAACCAAAACTGATGGTGGTATTGCAATCTTCACTGCAATGAATGCTGATGGTGACTTCTATACTGGTAATAAGAAAGTCAACTCTGCAACAGGTCAAGAAGAAGTATTTGATGCTCCAATTCCAACTGTAACTGGAGAGGACCCTGGTGTTGGTGGAATTAATATTGGATTTGATGTTCTTACCCCACTTGAAGCATCAATCAGTCGTTCATTAAGAGTTGAAGGTGGACCTGATGGAAACATTGTAAGTGAATTTGATGGTCCTGTTATTTTTAATAGTAAGATTACCTCAACATCATCAAAGGGTATTGAAGCAAACTCTTTATTCTTACAGGGAGATACAACAGTTTCCAGAAAATATACTGTGGGAATTTCAACTCCTGTTCTTGCAGGAAACCCGGGTGATATTCAATATAATGCAGTTCCTATTAGTGGGGACTACATTGGTTGGGTTTATACCAATAATAATCAATGGGAAGAGTTTGGTTATATTGGAGATGCAACTATTCAAGGAGTTGGTATTTCCTCTGGTGGCTCTTATGTTGGTTTCTCAACACTGGTCAATTTCCAATCTGGTTTGGGTGCAACAATTACCAGTTCTCATGATAGTGCAAGTGGAATTACAACTCTGACTTTCCAAGCAAGTCCTTTAAATGTTGGTGTATCAACAGGACTTGGTTTAAATAAAACATTTGCTGGTATTGCAACTGAAATTAACTTTGTTGGATATGGTATCACAATTTCTGCAGTTTATAATTCAGCAGGAATTGCAACGGTAACCTTTGATGGAACCGCTGGTGGTGGTTCAGGAGTTCCTGGACTTCCTGTTAACTCCGTTCAATACAATGATAATGGTTTCTTCCGTGGAAGTTCCGGATTTACTTTTAATGGTACAAATGTTGAACTTAATAGCTCTTCTTCCAGTGCATTATTACGTATCATTCAAAACGGAACTGGAAATGCACTTCAAGTAGAAGATGCTGCAAGTGATACAACTCCATTTGTAATTGCAAATGATGGTTCTGTTGGAATTGGAAGTCAAACACCAACAGCAAAAGTTGAAATTATTGCAGCAACTCAAGAAGCACTTCATATTAAATCAACAAGTGGTTCTGGAAATATTGTAAGAGTTGATAATACTGCATCAGATACAACCCCATTCATTGTTGATATTAATGGAAATGTTGGTATCAATACTGTAACTGCAATTGCTGCATTTGATGTAGTTGGAAATGCTGCTATTACAGGTGCAGTAAGAGTTTATAACAGCAATAGAAATTTCTACGTAGGACTTCAACCACCTACATTAACTTCTAATGTAACTCTTACACTTCCTTCTGGTATTGGTGCAACAAACAGTGTTCTCTATACGACTGGTGGTGGTAATTTAGATTGGATTACTCCTGCATCATTGATTGCTCTTGGAATTACAAGCACTGATGCACTTGCTGAAGGTTCTAATAATAAGTATTTTACTGACGAAAGAGCACAAGATGCTGTTGGAGCAGCAATCAATGCTGGTATTCAAACTGGTCTTACCGTTACTTATGATGATGCGAACAACCGCATTAATTTTAACGCTGATAATACCGCACCTTATCCATTCACAACTCGTGGATTTAGTATTCCTATATGATTATCCTGCTTCTGGGATGACTACGATGTTATGATTACCACAAGTTGCACTAAAGGTCTGTCCAGGAGAAAGCATAAGTTCTGTTGGAAGACCTACTATAGGATTAATGTTATCCGCAAGGGGTAAAGCGGCATTTGATGCACTAATGACGCCACTGCCGCCGCCCGACGTGCCGGCAGAAAATCTATACATCGCTGAGGCTAAGTTTCTTCCAATTGAAAACGTAGAAGTGCTATTCACTGATGCTAATGCGCGTGCATTATTACCCCAGAATAAGTCTAATCGAGTAGTGGATGGAAGGTCAGCAACTGATTGCATATAATTAATAATCACTCTCACATTCTGACCCGTATTATTAGTATAAGAAACACTACCAGTTCCACTTAAAACTTGAGAAGCCATATTTACTCTTGAAATACTTTTTTATTATTTAGTTTCTTATAAATAACTAAAAAGAAAACAAGGGGAGAGTGAACCTTGGCTATCGATAAGAATTTCGTCGTAAAAAATGGTCTTGAGGTAAATACAAACCTTATTCTTGCAGACGCTAGTAGAAATAAGGTTGGTATTGCAACCACTAATCCACAACACACTCTACACGTTAATGGTGGTATTGGTGCAACGAGTTTAGTTGTTACAGGAATTGCAACGTTTCCACAGTTAGTTCTTACAGGAACTGTAAGTGCTGGGAGTTCACTTGGTTCGGGTGGTCAATATTTAAAAGCAACTGGAAGTGGTGTTGCATGGGATGACTTCCCTGTCGGAAGAACATCAACAACTTTTGTAGCAACAACAGGACAAACAACATTTAACTTTGCATACTCTGTTGGTCTTGTTGATGTCTTTATCAACGGAGTTAAATTAACACCATCAGAATTCACAGCAACTGATGCTGTTACTGTCGTTCTCGCAGATGCTTGTTTTGGTGGTGAAGTCGTTGATATTCATGCATACTCAGTAAAAGGTCTTGGAGTTGGTGCAACGGGTATTACAGGACTTACCGTTCAAGATGAAGGGGTAATTATTGGAAGTCCTCAAGCTGTTACATCACTTAACTTTGTTGGAGCTGCAATTACTGCTTCGGTAACAGGTGCTGGTCTTACGGTATCCATTATCGACCAATGGGGAGTAACAAATACAGGAATTCATACCTTAAAAAATGTTGGTATAGGAACAACTAATCCAAGATTTGCGTTAGAAGTTGGACCCGTAGGATATGCAGACACTGCACTATGGGTGAATGGAAATGCAAGAGTTACTGGAATTCTTACCGTTGGTACGGCAAGTATTATTTTAGATGGGTCTACAAATACTTTAACTGTACCAAATCTTGTTGTTACAAATTCAACAACAGGAGTAACTGCTTCTGGTGTGGGACTTACCATAAGAGATGGTGGTGGGGACTTAGGAACAGCATCAATTATTGATTTTGGTGATAATCTCTCAGTAACTTTTGCTTCTGGTATTGCTACTGTTACAGGATCTGCGGGTGGTGGAGGAACTTCATCTCAGTGGGAAACAACAGCAGCAGGAATTCATACACTTTCAAATGTTGGAATAGGAACCACAAATCCAACTAGCACTCTTACAGTAAAAGGAAATACTTCTCTTGAGACACTGAATGTTTCTGGTGTTTCTACTTTTACAAATACTATCAATTTAAATGCTGGTAACTTAAAAGTTGCAACTGATGGAATAATAAAAGTTGGTAATTCTGATCAATTGGAAATTTATTATAATGGAGGAACTGGACAAACTATAAAGAGCACTGGTGATTTAAGAATACTTACTTCAAGATTATTACTTAATGATGCTGCAAACGACGAACAATTAATAGAAGCAAATCAAAATGGTTCAGTTGCACTCTATTATGATAACTCTAAGAAATTTGAAACTCTTGGTGCTGGTGTAACAGTCACTGGAACTACATTTACAAATCAGTTAAGTGTTTCTGGTGTTTCTACATTTAATAATGCAACTACAGTCAAAGGTGACTTTACCATCAGTCAAACTCCAAGTGGAGATCCAACTTTTAAATTAGAAACTACTCCTGGAAATCAAACTAATGCTGGTGGATTTACTCTTGGACCATCTGGATTTACTTTTGGTTTAGATCCCAATAATTCGGGGCATACATTTGGATGGAATGTAGATACTGGTAATACTGGTTATGGTTATGCCCTTAAAGGATATGGTGGTTTTAAGTTAAAACTTCAAAATCAACAAACTTTTGGTGGAAATCCTACTACAGATCTTGTAACTATTGTTGATGATGGGAGCACAACTATTGCTGGAAATATAAGAGTCGCTGGTATTTCCACTCTTGCTGCTAATGGTGGAATTACAACTACAGGAGGATCTTTATTCGCCAAACAACTAAGTGTTTCTGGTGTTTCTACATTTAATGATAATTTAAATTTACAAAACAATAAAGTAGTTCAATTTGGAGAGCGTCTTAGTATTTCATATAACGTGATAAGTGGTGCATTATTCCAATCACTTGGGACTCCAGCAAAAATTAGAGTGAATGGTGGAGAAGATGCATTAGTAGCAAATGAAACCGGTTCGGTAGAACTCTACTACAGTAACTCTAAAAAGTTTGAAACTCTTGCTACTGGTGCAACTGTTTATGGTACTTTACAATCTCAGGGTCTTCAAGTTTCTGGTATTTCTACCTTCACCAATGGACCTGTATTAGTAGGTTCAGCAACTTCTACAGGTACTGCAACTCAAAGACTTCAAGTTAGTGGTGGTGCTTATGTTTCTGGTTCTGTCGGTATAGGAACCACAAATCCAACAGAACAATTAACTGTTCGCGGAGGTGATGTTTCTGTTGGTGTTAGCACGGCTCATGGCGTTATTCTTACATCACCAAATGGAACTCGTTATCGTTTGATTGTTGCTAATGATGGTACACTCAGCACCACTGCTGTCTAATAAATAAAATATAAGGAACTCCAGAGATGGCGAATAACAGAGAACTATCACAATTTGGAAATTATATAACAGTTAATACTGATAAGATTGTTGGTATTAACACAAGTCTTGTAGTTGTTGGAGTTGTTACTGCAAACACATATTATGGAGATGGTTCTAAACTCACTGGAATTGCAACAGTAGGTGGAGGAACAACATTAGGACTGACGACAGTTACTGAACTGAATGTAACTGGTATCACATCACTTACCACTCTTAATGTAAGTGGAGTAACTTCTCTCACAACTTTAAATGTAAGTGGAGTAACTACACTTGGAGTTGTTTCTGCAACATCACTAAACGTAAGTGGAATATCAACATTCGGTAATATTGTATTAAATCCTGTTGGTATTATCACTGCAGTATCAGGAATTGTAACTTACTATGGTGATGGTTCTAAACTCACTGGAGTAATTTCTGGTGTTGGTATTAATACTGCTGGTGGAAATGTAGGATACGGGGCAACACTTCTTGATTTCCGTGGTGCTGGTATTTCCACTGTTACTGTTACTTCTGGAATTGCAACCATTAACATTACTGGGGGTGGTGGAGGTGCATCAGTATCCATTAGTACAGTAGCACCAGTATCTCCAGTAGCAGGAGATTTATGGTATAATAATAATCTAGGTAGAACCTTCATTTACTATGATGAGGTCGCAGCAGGCATTGGTGCAACTGCAGTCTGGGTTGATGCTGCTCCATTTAATGTTGGTGTTATCACTTCACTGACGAATGTATCTTTTAATCCAGGAAGTGCATCATCACCAAGCATTTACTTTATCGGTGACGTTCAAACTGGTTTCTTCTCACCAGCACTAGGAGAAATTACATTCGTATCAGCAGGTTCTTCAGTCCTGAATGTAAATGCTAATGGTATTGTTGTAACTGGAGTAACAACATCTACCGATTTTAACTCAAGTTCTGATGCAAGTCTCAAGAAAGATATTGTAACCATTCCAAATGGATTAGAACTTGTAGAAAAACTTCGTGGTGTTAATTTTACTTGGATTGCCGATGATAGACCTTCTGCTGGTGTAATCGCTCAAGAAGTTGAAGAAGTTCTTCCACAAATCGTTGGGGGAGATGTTCATAAGGCAGTAAATTATAACGGTCTCATTGGTGTTCTTATTGAAGCAGTGAAGGAACTCTCTGCAGAAGTTAAAGAACTTAAGGACCAACTAAATAAGTAAAAGCCGAGTGTAAACGAAGATGGCTATTAAGATTAATAATACCACTGTTATTGATGATAACAGGAATGTACAAAACGTTGGTGTTTTAACAGTAACCACGTCAGCAGTTGTAGGGTCTGCAGTTACTGTTAATTCTTCTGGTATTAATGTTGCGGGAGTTGTAACTGCAACAAGTTTTGTTGGAGACGGAAGTAATTTAACTGGTATTGCTGCAGGTGGTGGAGGAAGTTTTAATACAAACATCAGTGCTTCTAGTGGAAGTCCTGTAACCACTTCAATGGCGAATGTTTATGCTGCTCCTGGTCCTACTCCTGTTTTTCTTGTTTGGGGTACAAATAGTAATGGACAATTAGGACAAAATACTACAACATATCAATCATCACCAGTACAAATTCCAGGAACCACATGGAGTTCTATAAGTGGTAGTGGTGATCATTCATTAGCAACCAAAACTGATAATACTTTATGGTCATGGGGTTATAACAATCGAGGTCAATTAGGACAAAATAATAGAACACGATATTCATCACCAGTACAAATACCAGGAACCACATGGAGTTCTATAAGTGGTGGACAACAATATTCATTAGCAACCAAGACTGACGGAACACTGTGGGCATGGGGTAGTAATCAAAATGGACAACTAGGACAAAATACTACAACTGATCGTTCATCACCAGTACAAATACCAGGAACCACCTGGAGTTCTATCAGTGGTGGTAATAGTTTTTCATTAGCAACGAAAACCGATGGAACCTTATGGTCATGGGGTTTTAATAGTATCGGACAACTAGGACAAAATAATGCAGGCACCGGTGGCGGTGGTGGAGATACCAACAGTTATTCATCACCAGTTCAAGTTCCAGGAACCACATGGAGTTCTATAAGTGGTGGTAATGGTTATTCTTTAGCAATCAAAACTGATAATACTTTATGGATATGGGGTGATAATGGTAATGGGCAATTAGGACAAAATAATAGAATAGATCGCTCATCACCAGTACAAATACCAGGAACCACATGGAGTTCTATAAGTGGTGGCGGTAGCCTTTCATTAGCAAAAAAAACCGATGGGACCTTATGGTCATGGGGTCTTGGTACTTCGGGACAATTAGGAATAAACGTTACAACAAGTCGTTCATCACCAGTTCAAATACCAGGAACCACATGGAGTTCTATCAGTGTTGATGCTGTTTATTCATCAGCAACCAAAACTGATGGAACTTTATGGGCATGGGGTCGTAATCAAAATGGACAACTAGGACAAAATAATGCAACATATTATTCATCACCAGTCCAAATACCGGGAGTTACATGGAGTTCTCTAGGTACTGGTGCTGATCATTCCTTAGCAGTTAAATCCAACACTGGTATTACAACATCAAATGCAAGATTTATTGTTCACTCAATTCATGTAACAAATATTGATGGAACCACAAGTGCTGATATCAGTGGTCAAATGTATGGTGAATATTCTATTGCAAATACCATTCCAGTTCCTGCAGGTTCTTCTGTTGAACTTCTTAAGCAACCTAAGGTTCTCAATCCAGAAGGTGTAATTCAACTTCAAGCAAGTGCAACAAATAGTCTACATGCAACTATCACAGTTGAACAAAAACTTAATGATACGACTTATGTTGGTGTAGGAACTGATATTACTACAGCAGCAACTTATACTGACCTTTGGACTGCAACAGCAAACTCAATGCTTCAGGGTATTCTTCTTGCAAATGATGATGGAACTGCAGATGTAAAAGCAAGAGTTGTGTGGACTGATGGAAGTAATAATATTCAAGGATATTATGCTTATGATATGACCATTCCTGCTGATGCGACAGTAGAAGTACTTGAACAACCGAAGTATCTTCCAAATGGATATAAGGTTCGTGTTTATGCAAACCAAGCAAACAGATTAGAAGCTATCTTATCTGCTAGAACCATCGCTTGATAGGAGGATATTATGCCGACAACTAGAAGAGGTGTATGGGATTTACAACAGGTAAGAGACCAATATCTTGCTGGTGAGTGGGAACAAATTAATCAATTATGGTCCTGGGGTCAAAATAGTTCTGGACAATCAGGACAAAATAATACAACACAATATTCATCACCAGTACAAATATCAGGAACTACATGGAGTTCTATAACAGGTAGTATAATACACTCATTAGCAACTAAAACTGATGGAACTCTGTGGGCATGGGGATCTGGGGCAAATGGAAGAATGGGTCAAAATGATACAGTACAATATTCATCACCAGTACAAATACCAGGAACAAATTGGAACAGAATTAATTCTATTGGAGGGAACAGTATAGCAACCAAAACCGATGGAACTTTATGGACATGGGGCGCTAATAACGGAGCACTAGGACAAAATACCACAACATCACAGTCATCACCAGTTCAAGTTCCAGGAACTACATGGAGTTCAATTGATGCTGGTAACGGTTATTCATTAGCAACCAAAACTGATGGAACTTTATGGGGGTGGGGCCTTAATCAATTTGGAGAGTTAGGACAAACTAATACAACAAGATATTCATCACCAGTACAAATACCAGGAACTACATGGAGTTTTGTGAGTTCTGGACGAGATAATTCATCAGCAACCAAAACTGATGGAACTTTATGGTCATGGGGACAAAACGCTTATGGACAACTAGGACAAAATAATACAACACAATATTCATCACCAGTGCAAATTCCAGGAACCACATGGAGTTCTATAAGTGCTGGGTATAGACATAATTTAGCAACTAAAACTGATGGAACCTTATGGTCATGGGGGTATAATAATTCTGGTGGATTAGGACAAAATAATCTAACATATCGTTCATCTCCAGTACAAATACCAGGAACCACATGGAGTTCTATAAGTGCTGCAGATAGAAATTCATTAGCAACCAAGACTGATGGAACCTTATGGTCATGGGGTCGTAATATTGTTGGAGAATTGGGACAAAATAATCTAACATATCGTTCATCTCCGGTACAAATACCAGGAACCACATGGAGTTTTATTGGTGGTTATAATCATTCATTAGCAATCAAATCTCTCATCAACTAAAATTCATAAATAACTAAAAGTACACTTCACAGTCATGAAGATATTCAAGTTTTATAAAGTAGACGGAGAAACGGGAGTTTCAGTCGCAATCAAAAAAGCACCTGCTGGACCTTGTTTACCAAATCTTCCAGGTCTCAATCAAATCTTTGATTTTAATGGGTTTCTCTATGCAGAAGTAGACGATAGTGCTGTTGCAGAACCTGATAACTATATCTTTGAGATTACTGCAGAAGAGTTTGCTGCTGATGTAGAAGCAAAAACCAATCAGATGCTTGCTGATTACAAAGCAGCAGCATATCCAAATGAGAAGGCTCTTCGTGAATTGGTGTTTGGTAAGTATGATGCAACTGCTTCCATTGCTGGTGTTTATAAGTACAATGAAGCAGTAAAGTTAATCGCTGATGGTACTCCTTCTGTTGATATTACTGCAGAAGCAACAGCAAGAGGTATTGATGAACTTGAACTTGCAGAGAAGATTGTAGAAAATCACGAAGCATTCCGTTTGAAGGATGCGACAATTGCAGGAATTCGTGGTAAAATGTTAGATAGATTGAATGCATATACTTTTGATGCTACTGATGCACTCGGAAGTTATAATGAGCTTGTAACAAGAACAGAAGTCGTTGGACACCGTGAGCCAGGTGCTAGTGGTGGTCCAGGAGGACAAGAGGAGAACTTAGAAGTCAAAGCATCTTACTATTATCCAGATTTAGCAACACGTTGGGCATACTTAGGTACATGATTTTATGATTACAAGTACTACGAGTGGTGTTTGGGAACTTGATGATGTTTACGCAAAGAGAAATGCGGAAAGGTGGAGACCTGATGGGGTTGGTTTGTTCGCATTTGGTAATAATGCTAACGGACAATTAGGACAAAATAGTAGAGTATCACAATCATCACCAGTTCAAATACCAGGAACCACATGGAGTTCTATAAGTAGTGGTTTTAGTCACTCATTAGCAACTAAAACCGATAACACTTTATGGGCATGTGGGTCTAATAGTAATGGGGGATTAGGACAAAATGCAGTAGCATCACGTTCATCACCAGTACAAATACCAGGAACTACATGGGATACGTTAGGTACTGGATATTTGTATTCATTCTCAACAAAGAGTGATGGAACCTTATGGTCATGGGGTTATAATAGTAGAGGTCAATTAGGACAAAATAATACAATACAATATTCATCACCAGTACAAATACCAGGAACCACCTGGAGTAGAATTGAAGCAGGAGTTTATCTTTCTCTTTCCGCTATTGCAAAAAAAACTGATGGAACCTTATGGTCATGGGGTTATAATAATAACAATGAGCTTGGATTAAATGATTCTACCCCACGTTCATCACCAACCCAAATCCCAGGAACAACGTGGAACAGCATAAACACGGGATATTATCACTCGTTAGCGACCAAGACTGATGGAACCTTATGGTCATGGGGATATAATAATAAAGGTCAACTTGGACAAAATAATGGAACTGGTTATGGGTCACCCAGACAAATACCAGGAACTAATTGGAGTTCGGTATCTGCCGGTTATTATAGTTCATTAGCAACCAAGACGGATGGTACTTTATGGTCATGGGGATATAATAATAGTGGACAACTAGGACAAAATAATATAACACTATATTCATCACCAGTTCAAATTCCAGGAACTCAATGGAGCCTTACTATTTTGGAAAGTGGATATAATAATTGTGCAGCAATAAAAAATGATAATACCTTGTGGACATGGGGATCAAATGGTAATGGACAATTGGGATTAGGTGATGTAGTAAGTCGTTCATCACCAATACAAGTACCGGGAACTACATGGAGTTCTGTGGGTGAAACTGGTAGCTCTATATTAGCAACAAAAAATATCTATTCATAAATCATGAACCTCTTTGATTTAATTATTATTCAACCAAATATCATTCCACAAGAACACATAAGACAACTCTTTCAACTCACCAGTCAACCAACATCAAATGCAACAGTTGGTTCTGGAGAAGAAAAAATAGAATTAGAAACCAGAAAAACCTTATGGTATCCAATACCATTTCCAGTTCTACAAAATCTTAACAATGCAGTGATGTCTTGTTATCATTCATTTATTGAACCAAAATATCACTCAAAAGTTAAAAATATAGAACCAACACAATTTCTAGGCTATCCTGTGGGAGGGCACTATATAGAACATAACGATTGTGAGAACTTTGAGAATGGACAATGGGTAAGAATTGCTCCGAGAGATATATCAATACTGTTTTATCTCAATGACGATTATACTGGTGGAGAACTTGAATTTACTCAACTTGGTTTGACGATTAAACCAAAAACTGGTATGATGATTGCATTCCCTTCTTATAAAGAATTTGCTCATAAGGTACATCCAGTCACTTCTGGATTTCGTTATTCACTCGTCTCATGGTTAGAAACAGAACAAAAAGTTTATGAAACAATACGAAGATAAAGGATTTCAGGTGGTTCCCCAGTTTGTACCACCATATTTTGCACAATACTTAAGAAACTATTTTGATTTATTAAGAGTAAATGACCAAATTCCAAACAAGGGTGATGGTCAAGTTGCAAATTCATTAGGAATTTATGGAAACCCTGCATTTGATATGCTGATGCTCATGTCTCTTCCAATGGTAGAAGAGATTGTTGGTAAAAAACTTTTACCGACTTATACTTATGCAAGAATTTATTTTAATAATGCAAATCTTCTTCCCCATGTAGACCGAGAAGAATGTGAGCACTCTGTATCTATTTCTTTAGGTGGAGATTATGAAGCACTATGGCCTTTATGGTTTAAGAATGGCGATAAAGACCCCGAATATGCTGCAATGGGTCCTGGCGATGCAGTGATTTATCAAGGAAATAAGGTTCATCACTGGAGAGATGCCTTTGAAGGAAAGACACAATTTCAAGTTTTCATGCATTATGTGGAAGCAGAGGGAGAATATAAAGACAAACTCTACGACACACGACCTTATATTGGATTATCTGCTGATACGAAAAAATGATTGCACAACTCATTATTGAATTAAGTGAAAAAGGAGAACCAAAAGCAGCAAAAGAACTAGCAATAGCATATCTCAAACACGAAAAAGATGTTGAGATACTGAACTTGCTTGGAAAACTTCATCATGACGATAAGGAATTTGATAAAGCACTGGAATGTATGAATGCACTTCCAGAAAATCCTGCTGTAATCATGAATAAAGCAAAGTGTCTTTATTATCTGAAGAGAGCACCAGAGGCAGAGAAACTTCTTTATTCACTTCCAAAGCAATATCGTGAAGACCCTTTGGTTCAAATTGATATGACCTTGTATAAAACTGCACAAGGTAAATTTGATGAGAGTAAGAAAATCCTGAAACCACTTGCTGGTTCATATCCACAAGCAGCATTTAATTATGGGTGGTTTCTGTTGGGTGATGGTGAACTTCAAGAAGGTTACAAATACATTCGTGAAGGTGCAAAGTTAAGAGTATGGGGTCATGAATGGTTACTCAAAGAACGTTATGATATTGATAAAGACCAACGATGGAATGGAGAAACCGTAGACATCATTGCATACTATCTTGAAGGTGGTATGGGTGATGAAATGATTTTTGTTCGTTATGCAGAACAATTCCAGAAATATTGTAAGGAAGTTAAAATCTTCTGTACTGCTTCCATCAAGAAACTTCTAGAAGATTGTGGTTATGAGAACCTTTATCTTCATGAGGATATTGTAAGAACCAAATGGAATAAGTTTGTTCCTGCAATGTCTGCTCCTTATTTTCTTGGACTAACTGAACCTTGTGAGAATGTTTCGTTTCCTTACTTAAAGAAGACATCAAATCCAGTTCAAGAAATGCAGGATATTGCTGGAGACCAGAAAAAGATAGTCATTCGTTGGAAAGGTAATCCACAGTTTGAACATGACCAGTTTCGTAGTATTCCAATTGAAAAACTTCTAGGATTAGAGAAGTTTGGTCAGTTATTCTCTATTCAAATTGAAGACAGTGACTTACCAAAGAATGCAAATGTATGGGACTTATCCCACTTAATTTCTTCGTGGAGTGATACTTATGATATCTTTGCAGAGAGTGATTTGGTGATTACTTCATGTACTGCAACGGCTCACTTAGCAGGAGCAATGGGAGCAAAGGTAATCGTACTTCCACCATTAGTTCCTTATATTACCTGGGCATCAAATAAGTTTAGTTGGTATCCAGAGAATGTTGTCGTTGTTCAGCAGATGGAGTATAATAACTGGGATAAGACGATTGAAAAACTTTATGGAGTAGTTGAGAATGCAATATCAAACTCATGAGTTATTTCCTACCAGTGTCGTTAGAGTAAACTGTGATGGTCTCTTTATGGACCAAGACAGACAGATGATGATGCAAAGTGTAGACCAATTAATTGAGATGGGTGCTTATACACAAAATGAACTCACTCCAAAGTATCAAACTCATGTAATTTTATTTCAAGATGATGCACCAGAGATTTGGAAACGACTAAGAACTAGTTTCTATGGTGCATGTAAGACTTATCTAGAAGTCGTTAAAGATTTCACGGGTAATCAAAATGCAATTGAGTTCACTGGTTCTGGTGCATGGTGTTATAAAGGATGGAAGTCACTTAATAAAGTGGAAACAAATCCTTGGCATCATCACAACCCATCATTTCTTTCTGGAGTTTATTATCTAAGAGTTCCTGGTGATGGAAACACTGGTGGTACAGAATTTCATGACCCACGAACTGCCCCAGCCATTGGAACAAGAAATCAATGTGTCTCACCAATTGAGAACTCATGGGTTATCTTTCCTGGTTGGTTACAACATCGTAGTAACTTTGTAGACACAGAAGAACCACGCTATGTGATTGCGGCAAATATCTATGCAAAAGTAAGATGAAAAGAGCAATTTTAACTTATTATAATGATGAGATTGATAAGAACCTTTTGATGTATCAGCAACAGGTTCTGGAGAAATTCAATACAACTGCTGATTATTATCCACTGTTCTGTAAGCAAGGAACTGACCAAATCATTCATTATCAAGGTCTTGATTATGGAGTAGGTCAGTTGTTTAGTGAACAGTATGATAGTGTTTTGATTTTAGATGTGGATTGTATTCCATTAAACTCTTATGCACTTGAATATATCTTTGAGAGAGCAGAGCAAAATGTACTCATTGGAAATGCTCAAAGGTCTGGGCACATTGAGAATGATGAGCATCTTTATATTGGTTCTTCTTGTTTATGCTTAAGTCGTCAAATCTATGAGGACTTTGGACGAATGACTTTTGCTCCTGACCACATTCAAGCAGATACCTGTGAGTATTATACTTATGAGGCTGAGAAAAGAGGTGTAGAACTTGAAATTTTTATGCCGAAGAATTATATTCGCCAACCAATTGGATGTGATTGGGACTTAGGAAAAGGAAGACCAAAGTATGGTATTGGTACAACCTTTATGAACTCTTTGAGTGTTGAGATGTTCTTTCACTTGTTCTCAAGTCGTGATAGAGTGTATAATACTTACTTCTATGATAAGTGTGAGGAGGTCCTTCAAATAAATACATCAAAAGGAACAGAGTAAAGTTCAATGCCGATAAGACAAAATACCTGGGACTTAAAAGGACATTATGACTTAACCAATAGTGGGCAGAATGCTTATTTGGGTGCTCCTATTTTATTTGCTTGGGGACAAAATGGTAAGGGACAACTAGGACAAAATAATACAACATATCGTTCATCACCAGTCCAAATACCAGGAATTACCTGGGGTTCTATAAGTATTGGATATTTTAACACGTTAGCAACCAAAACCGATGGAACCTTATGGTCATGGGGATATAATAATCTTGGAGCATTAGGACAAAATAATAGAACATATTATTCATCACCAGTACAAATACCAGGAACTACATGGAATTCTGTTAATAGTGGTTATCATTCATTAGCAACAAAAACTGACGGAACTCTATGGGCATGGGGTAGTGGTACTTGGGGACAACTGGGACAAAATAATGGAACATCATATTCATCACCAGTACAAATTCCTGGTACTACATGGAGTTCTGTGCGTATATCTAATGAACATTCATTAGCATCAAAAACTGACGGAACTTTATGGGCATGGGGTAATAATTTATTTGGTCAACTAGGACAAACTAATACAACAAGATATTCATCACCAGTTCAAATACCAGGAACCACATGGAGTTCCATAAGTACTGGTGCTGCTAGTACACTTAATGCTCTTGTATTAGCAACCAAAACTGATGGAACTTTATGGTCATGGGGATCTGGTACTTCGGGACAGCTAGGACAAAACAATGTGGTATCACGATCATCACCAGTCCAAATACCAGGAACCGCATGGAGTTCTATTAGTGCTAGTAGTTCTGGACTTCATTCATTAGCAACCAAAACTGATGGAACCTTATGGTCATGGGGTCTTAATCAGTATGGACAACTAGGACAAAATAGTAGAGTATCACAATCATCGCCAGTACAAATTCCTGGTACTACATGGAGTTCCATCGGTGCTGGTGGTTATGATGCATTAGCAACTAAAACTAATAATACTTTATGGTCATGGGGAGAAAATATCTATGGACAATTAGGACAAAATAATACAACAAATATATCATCACCAGTACAAATACCAGGAACTCAATGGACTTCTATGAGTATTGCGTATAGAAGTTCTTTTGTACTACAACAACAATAAATACACAAAACATCATTTTACATCATGCAACAACTTCATTACTGCCTAGGACTGCCTAGGACTTGCTCTTCAGTGTTAATGAACATCCTGAATGAGAACCCAAGAATTTTTACAACAGGAACCTGTCCAACACCATATCTCATTAGTGCTTGTAGAGACATCTCCACACAAGTCAGTGAGTTTATTGCAATGGACAAAGATGTGCTCAATGATGCATATCTTGGTTTCTTAAGACAAGGACTTCGTGGATGGTTTGAGAGTATGACTGATAAACCAGTTGTATTCTCAAAGTCAAGAGTATGGGCAGAATACTTTACTCATACTTTTGCACTCAACCCAAACTCAAAATACTTAGTCATTCTCAGAGACCTGAGAGACATCATTTGTTCTTTTGAGAGCCTACTTCACAAGTATCCTAATATCATTATTGGTGATACTGAGATGCCTTTCCAACACAATACGTTTGAAAAGCGTATGGAACTGTATTGCACTGATGGAATGGCGAACCTAGGAAGACCTTTGCATATGCTTCCTCATGTTCTTGAAGTTGCTCAAAGACATCCAGGAAACTTTTTCTTCTTAAGAACAGAAGATTTTAATGATAATCCAAAAGGAACTCTCAAAAAACTTTATGAGTTTCTTGGAGAAGAATACTTTGAGCACGACTTAGAGAACATTCCTGTTCCTGATTATTATGAGCACGATACTGTTTATCGTTCTATGGTGTCTCATAAGACAGGAACAAAACTTAAGAAACTGGAACCACGCTGGCCTCAATTCATGACGCCAGAACAATCGCAACTAGTCATTCAAAACAACCTCTCATACTATCAGGCATTCTATCCAGAAATGTTATGAATTATTATAATTCTTATGAGATGGGTGTTGCTGGAACTTATATTATTTCTCTTCCAGGAAATCCAGTATCAGAACAATTAACAAATCAGTGCTTTCAATCTTGCATTCAAGTTGGACAACCAAATCCAATGATTGTTCCTGGTTTTGATGCATCAGGTTCTCAAGTCAAACTTCAGGAACATGAGTTGGGTAAACCAGTTGGAGAACTAGGATCAATCAAAGTTCCAGAAGCACTTCAAGGACAAGCATTCATCAACTTTTTAAGGTTGCATAGAGCAGATATGTTAATGACCCAGATTGCTTGTTTCTTGTCTCACTATTCTTTGTGGTGTTTATGTCTTGCACAAGACCGACCTATTGTAATTCTGGAACATGATGCTATAATGGTAAAACCATATCAGGTTCATAAGTATTATAATAATATCGTGTACTTAGGTTCTAAGGAGCAATACAAACACGGTAAGGAGGTTTATTCTATTCCTCCTCATGCAAGTGACCATAAAGGTCTAGACCGGTTCATCTGCCGTGCTCATGCATATGCAATAGACCCCGCGATTGCAAAGAACATGGTGTCTTATGTAATTCAACAGGGTATGACGACTTCACTAGATGCAATACTTCGTAGTGATTTGTTTGGAATTGTACAGGATGGTGTTTATGCTTATGACGAAAATCATGGACTTTCAACAATTGCGGAAGGCGGAAGAGCAGTAGGATGAATACATTAAATGTAGAGAAAGTTCAAAAAGAACTTCCAGTTTTTACTACAATTCTTGATAATTATCAGGAGTTGAATTCTTATCTTAAAGAAGTCATTCGGGAACATCGGCGTCTTCATCCAGAAACTAATGAGAGCAATGTAAAAGCTTGGCATTCAAGTTGGGTCACACATCAAGAAAATCCAAAGTTTCAACCGATTGTGGATTTGGTTCTAAGTGCTTGTGAGTTTATTTCTCAAGGATACTTTGAGCAAAAGATGCAGTTTAAGTGTTTTAATATGTGGGCAATGGAATATGAGCGAGGAGAGTATGCTGTAAGACACTCACACTATCCAAGTGATTTTGCATGTGCATATTATGTGGATGTTGAACCTGGATGCGCTCCAATTGTCTTTGAGGAAACATTAGAAGTTCACCCACAAAACGGAATGCTTGTAGTGTTTCCTGCAATGTTGCATCACGAAGTTCCCCCAACAAATGCACGAAGAACTGTGATTTCCATGAACATTGATAAACATTATGTCTAATCTTCATGTCGTCTTAAGAACCTGTGATAAACAACAAGTACATCATGGTTCTTTACCAAATGGGCAGAGAATAGTTCATAAAACCGAATGCGTCATTCGTTGTTTGAATTCGGTTCTTCATAATCTCAAAAAATTAAATCAGGTCTCTCTTCATATTATTGATGATAATTCAAGAGATTATCTAAGAAACATACTTAAAGAACTTACAAGAGAATTACCTTTTGTAAGTTTTAATTTCTTATCACCATCAAATGTCTCAAGGCAGTCAGTAAAAGTTCTCTATGATTATATTGCGACTTTACCTGATGATGATTTGGTTTATGTATTAGAAGATGATTATCTCCATGAACCCGATGCATTTGAGAAACTTTTAAAGGCATGGGGTTATCTGAATGCAATCACAGCATCGTCTATAGATGTTGGAATATTTCCTCAATGTTTTGTTCAGTTATTTCCCTATCCAGAAAATCCACTTGCAGATTTTTATGACCGAGGATGTTCTGTTGTTCCGACACCAGTTGGTTTTTATCGCACAACATGGTATACTAATGAGACATACATAATTCAATCAAAGGTTTTTAAGAAGTATAAAAACATTTTTGAGATGTTGCAGACCACAGATACAAATGATGCATTATGGGAGGGAAATACAATATCTCAAATTTGGACAAGAGATGACTTTAAGATGTTTATGCCTTTAAGTCCTTCTGTTGTTCACATGGCTACTGCAAAAGATAAACCTTTTTATTGGTCCAATCAGAAACTTATAGACCTTTGGAATTCTAATCAGACACTTTATTCATCACCCGAAAACTCCTGGATTAATTTAACAACATGAACAATCCTTATCACAACTTTGATGCATCCAAATATCCACTGAATGTAACTGGATTTTGGGAAAAATGGCCAGCAGATGAAAATCCATTGGACTTTTATCCTCCTGTTTTTGAGCAACTTATTCAAGAACTACGTCCAAATGTAATTCTGGAAATTGGTTCTTATAAAGGAAAGAGTGCAATTCAGTTTGCAAATCTCTGCAACAAATATAATCTACCAACTAAAATCTTCTGTGTAGATACTTGGTTGGGTTCTGCTGAACATGCTGATAGTGATGACCTGATGAAGGTTAATGGATGGCCAACAATGTTCTATCAGTTTCTTGCGAATGTTGTTCATACGGGTCACCAGGACCGTATTGTTCCTGTGCCGATGGATAGTATGAGTAATTATCGTGTGATGAAGGCAAATAATGTTAAAGTCCCGATGATTTATATTGATGCTGGACATTTTTATGAGAGTGTTTATGCAGATATTAAATTTTACTGGGATGTTCTTGAGGATGGTGGAGTAATGATTGGTGATGATTATGACCCCGATAAATGGCCTGATGTTGTAAAAGCAGTAAAAGATTTTTTTGGAGATAATTTTTCAGTCATTCAAGAAAGTAAAGGTTCTAACTGCAATTGGATTGCAACAAAGGGAATAAATCAACCTCAATCTCAACCACAAACCACATCATCAACTGCATTCTATAAGTCCTGGTAAGATGAGAAAACTACTTCATGTTGTAAACATTAATGATTTCTTTCCAGAACTCTTTGCACTTTGCTTTCCGACAATTCAAGCATATGCAAGAAGAAATGGATATGCAATCAATATGATTACAGAACGAAAGTTTCCTGATTATCCAATCAACTATGAGAAGATGCAGGTCTATGAAGATGGAAAGGGATATGACTTAAATCTTCTGGTGGATGCTGATATGCTTATTCATCCAGGCTTTCCTGATGTTGCACAGATCGTTCCACCTCATCGTGTTGGGTTTAACGACAACTACAATATTAGCTCTAAGTTCCACACAGACCGCCTAGATTACTTTCTAAGAGACGGGAGGGACATTGGTATCGCAACCAACTTTGTGGTGTCTTACAGGTCCACACACGATGTCTGGGAACCACTTCCATACACTGCATCAGAGATTGAAGAACTATCCATCAAAGGACTGAACCATCGTGGTTGGGGACACTACGCCGATGAGTTCTGTCTGTCTCATAATCTAGCAAAGTATGGATTGAAGTATTCTGGAATTACCTGGGAAGATTGGATGAGACCTTTTCTTATTCATACTGGAACTGGTGATAAACAAGAAGCACTTGCAATTGCACAGCAAACATTGGAACTTTGGAAAAAACTATGAAAGTTATTGATGCATTTTCTTTTTTCAATGAGTTTGAAATATTAAAGTTAAGATTGAATTATCTTAAGGATGTTGTTGATTATTTTTTAATTTGTGAAGGAAAGTATACTTATTCTGGAGAGGAAAAAATTTATTATTTGGAGGCGATTAAACATGAATTACCAGAAGAAATCTTAAATAAGATTATTTCTATTCATTATGAACCTGATATTAGTCAGTATAATTTTCCGTATAAGGTAGAACAATTTAATCCAGACAACGATAATTGGAAATTTGAAAAAGACCAAAGAGATTATATTAGTCATTCTTTATCAACATTTGCAAAGAATGATTTGTTTATCTATAGTGATGTAGATGAAATCCCAAACAAAGAACTCATTCAACACATTAAATCTCATCAAGTACCAGAAGATTTTTGTGCTTCAGTAGACCAGGAAGTTTTCTATTATAACTTTCATACAAAAACTGATGAGAGTTGGAAAGGAACGATTATCTCCACAGTATCAAATGCTGTTCAGTATGGTTGCGATTATTTCAGAGCAAATCGGTATCAGTTTAGACCCTATCAAAAAGGAGGATGGCATTTTTCTTTCTTTGGAAATGAGAACAAAATCAAACATAAGATAAAGTCATTCTCTCATCAAGAATACAATCAAGACAGATACACTCAAAATATCAGCAATCTTATTAATTCCAAACAAGATTTGTTTCATAGAGACATTCAGTTCAACTCTTATAATTTTAATGATTTTCCAAAAGAACTTCAGGATGTGATTATCTCAATCTTTCCTAAACATTATATTGTAAAATGAAAACACAGTTTCGTAAGAACTTAATTGTTGTTGATAACTTCTACTCCAATCCCGATGCAGTTCGTGAGTTTGCACTGAATGCAGAGTATGAGGAACGTGGAGGAAAGAACTGGCCAGGAAGAGATAGTTTATATGAGCACGGGAAAGAAGAACTTACAAAGATGTGTTCTCAAATTGTAGGAGAACAACTGACCACAAAACCATGTAACAAGTGCTCTTATTTCCGTATGACCAAAGAGGGTGAATATGGAACTCAAGACATTCACTTTGACCCAAATCCAGGACTAGTTTGGGCAGGAGTGATTTATCTTACTCCAACCACTCATCCTACAGGTGGTACAAAGTTCTGGAAACATAAACAAACTGGATGGGAATTTGCACCAACTCAGGAGGAAGCAGCACAACATGGTGTACATTCTCATGGAGATATGGTAAAATTCTTTAATACTGATGGGAAAGATAGAAGTAAGTGGATAGAAACTGATAATATTAGTTTTAAACACAATCGTCTCGTATTGTTCAATCCATTTATGTTTCATTCCAATGGTGATTGGTTCGGTACAACAAATCATGATGCACGTTTAGTTCAATTGCTATTTTTCCATGGAGTATAAAACAAGAGAGTGTGGAGAGTGCAATCTCTGCTGTAAGTGGCTCAGTCACGAAGTTTATGGGCAATGGGTTACTCCTGATAATCCATGTCGGTTTGTAAGAGATTGCTGCACAATTTATGAAGACCGACCATTGCAATGTAGAACCTATCACTGTGCATGGTTACAAGGATTACTTCCAGAGTGGATGTATCCTCACCTAATTGGTATCATCGTAAGCGTAAAGAACTGGCCAGGTGGTCAGTATCTTGAAGTGAGTGAAGCGGGAAAACCATTAACGATTGAAGTTCTTTCTTGGATATTAAAGATGAATGTGCCTGTTAAATATCAACTACATAGAACGTGGAATTTAGTCGGTCCTGAAGAATTTAAACAATTTATTGCAAAACAAAATGAAACTATCTGAAGTTTATTATTCTCATACTGGTCGTATCAGTGATAAATGGAAACACTACTTTGATTATTATGATCGGCACCTTGGACGATTTGTAGGAAAACAATTTACTCTTCTTGAGATTGGAGTTCAGTGTGGTGGTTCACTGCAAGTCTGGAAGAAGTATTTTGGTCCTGGGGTAAAGATTGTTGGTATTGATATCGACCCTCGAACCAAATTTGAAGAACCACAAATTCAAGTAGAAATTGGAAGTCAAAGTGACCATGAGTTTCTTAAGATGGTTGCTCAAAAGCACGGACCTTTTGATGTAATTATTGATGATGGTTCTCATATTCAAACTGATATAATGGCGTCTTTTGTTAGTCTTTATTCGCAACTTAAAGACCGTGGTGTTTATGTGGTTGAAGATACTCATACATCTCTTTGGGGTAATTTTAATGGTGGTATCAAAAATCCAAACAACTTTGTAGAGATTGCAAGTCGTTTTGCGATGGATGTAAACCGTGAGTTTGCTGAAGAGCATTATCCAATCTCAATTCCAGACCTAAAAGAGATTTGTTTTTACAACTCAATGATTTTTATTGAGAAAGAAAACACACCAAAAGCAGAACCATGCAGAGTGGGAACTCAATCACACTAATGAACAATTGGTTTTTAATTACATCATCCATTAATGTTCAGCATGGAGTGTTTGATGAGCAAAAAAGATTTCAACAAACACTTGTAACAATTGCAAGTATTCGTAAGAGATGTGAGAATTCTAAAATTGTTCTCATAGAAGGTGCTCCAAATTCACTCACACCAGAACAATTAAAAGTATTTGAGAATACTTGTGATATTGTAATGGACTTATCCAACACAGAGTTTATTCAGTTTGCTCATAGAACTCAAGATATAGAAACACTAAAGCATCCTGGCGAATTATATCTGTTGGGTTCTTTTATGAGCCAACAGAATATGATTTCAGAGAACGATAGAGTTTATAAAATCAGTGGTCGCTATTATCTCAACTCAAACTTCAATTTTCATCTGCACACTGCTGCAAAGAATAAAATCGTGATGGGGCATAAGAAGAAATCTTATGGTTATTATGATATAAAATCAGGGGAACAAATGCCTGCGATTACTGACTATAACTATAAGACAAGATTATATTCTTTCTGTGGTTCATTAGCAGATTATATGAAGAATAAGTACCAGGAGATGTTTGATTTTATTCTACCATTTTATGATACTGGTGGATTTACTGATATTGAACACATCATGTATAAGTTTTTAGACCACGATAAAGTGATTGAGATGGAACCTCTTGGAGTGAGTGGTATTTTTGCAAATGGTAGAGATGGAGACAAAGAAGTCAATGACTAAGATTGCAATTTTTTATCATCTGTATCAAACAGATACTGCACAATTCATTTACCAACAACAGATGCATCGGTTGTATACATCTGGATTGGTTGATGCGGCAGAGTTTATTCATATCGGAATTAGTGGAGAACATGAGTTGTTCTCTAAGCCAAGAAATGCAATCGTTCAGTACAATGATTTTAAAGGTGATGAAGGTGGAACAATGGTTTCCATGATGGAATTCATTATGAAAAACCCCGACTATAAAGTTCTATTCTTTCATGGAAAAGGTGCAAGTAAGAATGATATGTACCATCCACAACTCCAAGCATGGCGATTGTTCATGGAGTATTATGTGATTGATAAGTGGAAGCAGTGTTTGTTTCACTTGAATGAATACAACTGCGTGAGTGTAAAGGTGAGAGAAAAACCACTTCCGCACTTTAGTGGTAATTTCTGGTGGGCAAATGCAGATTATCTACAAACACTTAATCATGATTTGTTATTCACTCGTGGATTTGAAAGTAAAGTAGACCGTGAACTTTGGATTGGAACTGGTGACTTCAGACCAAAAGATTTGCATCCTGTTGATATCAATCTAAGTATGCACTCAACAATCTACACTGAAGATAATTATCTATGATTAATGTTCTTGATTATTCTAGATTGAATTCAGAATTCATTAACGCAAAGCCTTTTCATCATGCGGTGATGGATAATTTCTTTGATGAAGAAACTGCACTTGCAATTAGTCATGAGTTTCCTGATTACAATTCGGATGTTTGGTATGTTTATGATAATCCATTAGAGAAGAAAAGAACCTGTAATTCTTGGGAGACATTTTCTAAAAATACTTACTCTGTGTTTTGCTATTTGAACTCACCAGAGTTCATTGCAAAACTCAAAAAGATTACTGGAATTAAAAAACTTTATCCAGACATTGGATTGCATGGTGGTGGTATGCACATTCATGGTCAAGGGGATAAGTTAAATGTTCATCTTGATTATTCTATTCATCCAAAACTTAAACTTCAAAGAAAGTTAAATCTTATCATTTATCTTGGAGAAAACTGGAATCCAGAATGGGGTGGGCAGTTAGAGTTTTGGTCATCAGATAAAAAACAATGTGTGACTTCTATTGATACATTGTTCAATCGTGCGGTCATCTTTGATACAACACAGAATTCTTATCATGGACTACCAAGCCCTTTAAAATGCCCAGATAATTATTATCGTAAAAGTATTGCAGTCTATTATCTTACGGAACCAGAAAAGAACTGTCCGACACATTCAAAAGCAATCTATATTCCAACAGAAGAACAAAAGAACAATCCAGAAATTCAAGACATTATTCGTAAGAGAGCGAGTATGATTACTGTAAAAGAGGTTTATAAACTATGAAAGTTTTTGTAAATGGGACATTTGATGTTCTTCACCGTGGGCATTTAGAGTTACTCAACTATGCAAAGTCATTAGGTGATTATTTGTATGTTGCAATTGATAATGATTTGCGAATACAAGAAAAGAAAGGACCATCAAGACCAGTTCATTCTTTAGAGGAAAGAACGTTTCACTTAGAAAATCTCAAAGCAGTTGATGCTGTTCTTTCTTTTGGAAGTGATGAACAACTTGAGGGTCTTGTAAAAATCATAGAACCTGATATAATGGTAGTAGGTAGTGATTGGAAAGGAAAACCAGTTATTGGTTCTCAATATGCAAAAGAACTTAAGTTTTTTGATAGAATAGATGGATACTCAACAACAAAAATCATTCAAAGTATTATTAATCGGTGATAGTTGCACCGACCTTTATATCTACGGAGAAGTCAGGCGATTAAATCCAGAAGCACCAGTTCCCATTCTCAACTATAAGAGAACAGAAACACGTCAGGGAATGGCGTGGAATGTTTATAATAATCTTAAAGCATTTGGTCTTGAAGTTTATATGATGACCAATGAAGAAAAGATTACAAAGACAAGATACATTGATGAAAAGACCAATCAACAAATTCTTCGTGTAGATGATGAAGTTTTTTGTAAACCAATGGAATATCTTATTCCAGATGAGACCTATGATGCAGTCGTCATTAGTGATTACAGTAAAGGGTTTGTAAAAAGTAGTTCAATGTTTGAGATTGCACATGGAACCAAGTGCCCCGTCTTCATTGATACTAAACGAACTATTGTTCCTTCTTATGGTTGCTATGTGAAGGTTAATGATTTAGAATATAGCAAACTGACGGAGAAGCATGATAATCTCATCATCACTCGTGGAGGTGAAGGTGCAGAGTATGATGGAGTTCTGTATCCAGCAGAAAAAGTAAATGTCTATGATGTAGTCGGTGCAGGTGATACATTTCTTGCTGCACTGACTTATGGTTACTTAAAGTATGGCTCAATTCAAGAAGCAATTCCACTTGCAAATAAAGCTGCAGCAATTGCAGTATCAAACCCAGGAACTTATGTACTGACGGAAGATGACGTTAAAAACTTATGTGATTGATATTGATGGGACCATCTGTGATAAAGATGTGTGCCGTGAAGATGGTGACTATGAAACCAGTATTGCAAAACCAGAAAGAATTGCAATGATTAACTCATTGTATGATGAAGGGCATACAATTAAATACTTCACTGCCCGTGGAATGGGAAGATACAATTCCAGAATACGTGCTCATAAGACCTTTTATGACTTAACTTATAATCAACTTAGGTCCTGGGGATGTAAGTTTCATGAGTTAATTCTAGGTAAACCCAGCGGGGATATATACATTGATGATAAAGGTGTGAATGCTGATGACTTCTTCAATTGATTGGGTGCCTAAGGGTTGGGGCGGAGAAAAAATCATCTGTAATGGTGAAGAATACTGCGGTAAACTTTTATACTTTGTAAAAGGCAAGAAGTGCTCCTTTCATTATCATAAACTCAAGGACGAAACCTTTTACATTCAATCAGGTAAAATTCTTCTCAAATACAGTGATGAAGATGACCTTGCAAATGCACTTGAAGTTGTTCTAAACCCAGGTGATAAGTTTCATATCTATCGTGGATTGAGACACCAAATGATTGCATTGCAAGACACAGAGCTCTTTGAGTTCTCTACTCAACACTTTGATGATGATAGTTATAGATTAATTCATGGCGACTGAACATTTACTTGTAATTCTTCAATCACACTCAAGAAGTAATGCTCTTCCAGGAGCAAAGGAAGAGTTGAGATTTCCTGGTGTTCCAAAAATAGAAGTATCAAAACGTTGTATTCTTTCTTTGGTTAACTCATTGAATTATGCACGATATAAAAATCCAAATCTAGATATTCATCTGCAGGTCTTTGATGATAATTCCAGTGAGGATTTTTTGATTATATTAGAAAGAATTTTAAAACTGTCCCACTTTAAGGTAACCTTCACTCAACTTGGTGGTGTGGGAATTATGAAGTCCATTCTTGCATGTTATTCTTATGCTAGAGACCATGGACAACAGCATGTCTACTGCGTTCAAGATGATTTCTTACACCATGAGACAGCAGTTCATTATATGCACGAGAACTATAAGAACTTCGCAGAGAAAGTAGGAAAAGACATAACTCTCACTGGAAATCATGATATGCGATATTTGATGTATCCAGATAATATTGCAGTGGGATGTAAAGTTGTTCCTGGAATAGACCAGTGCTGGAGAACAACTCATGCAAGCCAATTTACATCCATGATGACTGTAAAATTAATCAGAGACAACTGGGATTTGTTTGAAAAATTTGGAAATGTTGAATATGATGATGGATGCTGTGAAGATAAGAGCATCAATCATCTGTATTTCTATCGTGGATATGTAGAATTCTGTCCAATTAGTTCTTTGGTTCTACAAATTCAATGGGATATTCATAAGGACTTTTATATCACTTGGGAAGAGTGGTGGAAGAAGTATGAACTCTCAAGATTTAAGATAGTCAGCGACTGATAGAAACTCATAATCAAACTTGTTATCAGCACAAGTATAAGTTTGATACTTACCTTGAAGGTGTTCTGGAAATGGAATGTATTCTATTTCTCCACCTTCTTTTTTTACGACTAATTCTGCAACTTCTTGAAAACTGATAGGATTACCAGTACCTAAATCATAAATTCCCGATGGTGCTTCATTGTTCAATACAATGTTCACAATATCATCCACACATACAAAATCACGAAGAAACTTATCAGAACCTTCAAAGAGTTTGAGTTTACCAGTTTCTTTGATTTGCTTAGTGAACTTAGAGATAGGTGATGCCTGGTCTCCTTTATGGTCTTCACCTTCACCGTATACATTGAAATAGCGGAATGATTGAAGTGAAGAAAACTTATCTAGATTATCCTGAATGAAATAATCAATCTGCAGTTTGGTAATTGCATAATAGTTCAGTGGATTAATCTGTCCGTTAGTATTTCCATAAACCGATGCAGAAGATGCAAACTTCACTGGAATTTGGTATTGGATTGCATAATCAAACAACTGCAAAGTAAACGCCACATTATGATGATGTAGAGTAGCAATGTTGCGTTCTGTTGTTGATGAAATTGCACCCTGATGAAGAATGAGTGATACTTTATCCCAATCTTGAAAGGACGATAAGAACTTAAAGCAGTTATCTTTTTCAACTTGAATGACTGGTTCTGAAAGTTGTTTGAGAAAGTTTTTCCCAATAAAACCTGATGAACCTGTAAGAATAATCATATCAGTTTTTGGTTATTATAACTTGGATAAATAAGAAAAGCAAGTAGTATTGTAGTTATAATGGCTCAAAGTCGGGCACAATTAGTATCACCCATAGGAAACGTAGATGTTAATGGTGGTATTATAGTATCTGGAGTAACAACTGCTGGGACTTTTAGTGGAAACTTTACAGGAACTGCAACGGGGCTTTCTGGAACCCCAAATCTAAATGTTGGGGTGATTACTGCAACCAGTTATGTTGGAGATGGAAGTAATCTCACTGGTATTGCTGCAACACCTTTTGTTGGACAGAACGTAACATCACAATCAGGAACTACTACAATTGATTTAAGTCAAGGTAATGTAATTTACTTCACTCATAATACTGATACCACTGTTGCTTTTGCAAATACAAGTACAGTACAGTCATTAACATTTATAAGAACCAAAGACGATACAACAACGGCAAGAAATCTTACATGGCCCTCTAGTGTTCTTTGGAATAACGGAACAACACCACTATTGCTTAATAATCAAAGGAGCACTGATGCTCAACAGTTTAACTTATTAACAAGAGATAGTGGAGTAACTTGGTATGGACATGAAGAAGTTAATTATAATATTGGTGATAGCTTATGGTCATGGGGTTATAATAACCTTGGGTCATTAGGACAAAATGATACAACACGACGTTCATCACCAGTACAAATACCAGGAACTAATTGGAACTCTATTGCTGGTGGTAGTCAATGGTTTCTTGCTTCTAAGACTGATGGAACTTTATGGTCATGGGGTTCTAATAGTAATGGACATCTAGGACAAAATAATACAACAAATATTTCATCACCAGTACAAATACCAGGAACCACATGGAGTTCTGTTGGTGGTGGTAGTTTATTTTCATTAGCAACCAAAACTGATGGAACTCTATGGGCATGGGGAAGGAATGCTCAAGGACAACTAGGACAAAGTACTAGTGGGAGTTATGCTTCTCATTCATCACCTGTGCAAATACCAGGAACTACATGGAGTTCTAATATTATCAAAAATCCAAACGCTAGTCATGTATTAGCAACCAAGACTGATGGAACACTATGGGCATGGGGTTTTGGTACTTTTGGAAGATTAGGACAAAATGCTACAACATCACAATCATCACCAGTACAAATACTCGGAACGTCTTGGAGTTCCGTTGGTAACACCTATGATGCATCGGCAACCAAAACTGATGGAACTTTATGGATGTGGGGAAGAAATATCAGAGGACAACTAGGACAAAATAATACAACAACCTATTCATCACCAGTACAAATTCCAGGAACCACATGGAGTTCTATTGCTGGTGGTGAACAACATACATTAGCAACCAAAACTGATGGAACCTTATGGTCATGGGGTTATAATGCTAAAGGACAATTAGGACAAAATAATAGAACAGATTATTCATCACCAGTTCAAATTCCAGGAACCGCATGGAGTTCTATTGGTGGTGGAGGTGATATATCAGCCGCAACTAAAACTAATGGAACTTTATGGATGTTTGGAACAAATATTGGTGGACAACTTGGACAAAATAGCGGAGGGTCTTATCAAGGATTTTCATCACCAGTGCAAGTACCGGGAACTTCATGGAATTTTGCTGTTGGAAATACCAGCACATTAGCAACCAAATCCTCATCATAAATACCTAAAAACATCCAATGTCTCAACAAAAGGCACAAATCATTTCACCAATTGATACATTTACTACTCCAGGTCTCAACGTAACTGGTGTAGTAACTTCAACGTCTTTTGTTGGTTCTGCAACTGGAACTGCAACAGGTCTTGCAAGTACAACTCTTAATATCAGTGCTGGTATCGTAACTGCAACAACACTTTATGGTTCTGGTGCAAGTTTAACTGGTGTTGCTCAAACTGCTTTTGTTGGTCAAAGTACAACTTCACAATCACCTACAACAACCATTAACTTATCATTAGGTAATGTAATTTATTTCACTCATAATACTGATACTACTGTTGCTTTTGCGAGTACTGATACAGTAGAGAAAGTCAAGTTTATTAGAATTAAAGACGCAACAACAACTGCAAGAAATATTACATGGCCTACAAATGTTTATTGGAATAATGGAACTGCTCCAACGTTAATTAATAATCCAAGAACCACAGCAGCACAAACATTCAATCTTACAACCAGAGATGGTGGAGTGACTTGGTATGCTTATCAGGAAGTGAATAGTAATCCACAGACATTGAGTTTGTTCTCATGGGGATATAATGGTTATGGACAACTAGGACAAAGTAATCTAACACAATATTCATCACCAGTTCAGATACAAGGAACTACATGGAGTTCTATAAGTAGTGGTCGAAGTCATTCATTAGCAATCAAAACTGATGGAACTTTATGGGGATGGAGTCTCAATACTGGGGGACAACTAGGACAAAATAATATAACACTATATTCATCACCAGTACAAATACCAGGAACCACATGGAGTTCTATAAGTTTATCAAAAAGTAATCAATGGAGCATGGCGACCAAAACTGATGGAACTTTATGGGTATGGGGACTAAATGGTTTTGGACAACTAGGACAAAATAACGTAACATATTATTCATCACCAGTACAAATACCAGGAACCACATGGAGTTCTATCAGTAGTGGTAACGTTCATTCATTAGCAACCAAAACTGACGGTACTTTATGGTCATGGGGTTATAATGCTCAAGGACAACTAGGACAAAACAACAGAACACATCGTTCATCACCAGTACAAATACCAGGAACCACATGGAGTTCTATCAATAGTAATAACTTTCATTCATTAGCAACCAAGACTGATGGAACATTATGGTCATGGGGTTATAATTTTTATGGACAACTAGGACAAAATAATAGAACATATCGTTCATCACCGGTACAAATACCAGGAACTACATGGAGTTCTATAAGTGGTGGTAACGTTTATTCATTAGCATCTAAAACTGACGGAACTTTATGGTCATGGGGTTTTAATAGTGATGGAAGATTAGGACAAAATAATACAACACAATATTCATCACCAGCACAAATACCAGGAACCACATGGAGTTCTATCAGTGGTGGTTCTAATTTTTCATTAGCAATGAAAACTGATAATACCTTATGGGCATGGGGGCAAAATACTAATGGAAGATTAGGACAAAATAGTACAACATATTATTCATCACCAGTTCAAATTCCAGGAACTACATGGAATTCTATTAGCGGTGGTGAACAACATTCATTAGCACTCAAACAAGAATAAATACTTCTAAAAATGTCCCAAACGAAAGCACAATTAGTACAACCAGTAGGAATATTCACAGCACCAGGAGTGAATGTCTCTGGAGTATTAACTGCTTCATCGTTCTCTGGAAATCTTACAGGTACAGTCACAGGACTTACAACAACTGCAAATATTACTGTTGGAGTACTGACTGCTACAAGTTTCTTTGGTTCTGGTGCAAATCTTACTGGTATTCCTGCTGGTGCTTATGTTGGTCAAAGTACAACATCACAATCACCAACAACCACAATTGATTTGAGTTTAGGTAATGTAATTTACTTTACACATAATACGAATACTACTGTTGCTTTTGCAAACACAAGCACAACACAGGAAGTTCGTTTTATTCGTACAAAGGACGATACTGGAACAATAAGAACAATTACATGGCCCTCAAGTATTATTTGGGATGGTGGAAGTGCTCCTGTTTTAAGAAATAATGCAAAGAGTACTGATGCTCAAATCTTTAATCTAACGACTAGAGATACTGGAGTAACTTGGTATGGTTATCAAGAGTTTGTTTATAGTCCTGGTGATGTTTTGTTCTCGTGGGGAGTTGGTACTTCGGGACAACTAGGACAAAACACTGCAGTATCCACATCATCACCAGTACAAATACCTGGTACTACATGGAGTTCTATAAGTGGTGCTATTTTTCATTCATTAGCAACCAAAACTGATGGAACTTTATGGTCATGGGGTGATAATACTTATGGGCAAGTAGGTCAAAATAATAGAACATATTATTCATCACCAGTACAAATACCAGGAAATACATGGAGTTTAATATCTTCTGTGCAAACTCATTCATTAGCAAGAAAAACTGATGGAACTTTATGGTCATGGGGATATAATTCTTATGGAGCACTAGGACAAAATAATACAACACAATATTCATCACCAGTACAAATACCAGGAACCACCTGGAGTTCTATCAGTGGTGGTAATAGTTTTTCATTATCAACCAAAACTGATGGAACTTTATGGTCATGGGGTACTGGTGCTAGTGGAAGATTGGGACAAAATGATACAACATACTATTCATCACCAGTACAAATACCAGGAACCACCTGGAGTTCTATAAGTGCTAGTGGTAATAGTTTTTCATTAGCAACCAAAACTGATGGAACTCTATGGTCATGGGGTCAAAATGGTAATGGAGCATTAGGACAAAATAATAGAACATATTATTCATCACCAGTACAAATACCAGGAACTACATGGAGTTCTATAAGTAGTGGTGGTGGTACTCATTCATTAGCAACCAAGACTGATGGAACTTTATGGACATGGGGTAATAATAGTGCTGGACAACTAGCACAAAATAATAGAACACAATATTCATCACCAGTACAAATACCAGGAACCACATGGAGTTCTGTAAGTGGTGGTGGTCAACATTCATTATCAACCAAAACTGATGGAACTTTATGGTCATGGGGTACTGGTGCTAGTGGAAGATTGGGACAAAATGATACAACACAATATTCATCACCAGTACAAATACCAGGAACCACATGGAGTTCTATCAGTGGTGGTACTCAGTACTCATCAGCACTCAGATCATCCTGATATAAATACTCAAAAAGTATACAGATAATGGCTCTCAATTTTCCAGACAGTCCATCACTTAATCAAATCTATACAGATAATACTTCTGGGTTCTCTTATCAATGGAACGGAACTGTATGGATTAGTTATTCTGCAGCATCATCAAATAACATCAAAACTCTTGATGATATCAGTGCTTCATTCAACAGTTCAACAACCATTTTTTCATTAACATCTGGTGGTACTGCAGTTACACCAGCATCTCCACAACAACTGATTATCAGCGTTGGTGGTGTAATGCAAAGTCCAAACACTGACTATTCAGTGTCTGGTTCTAATATTATCTTCACAACTGCACCACAATCTGGATTAACATTCTTCGGAACTCTGATTGGACCTGCAGTTCCTGTTGGTGTTTCAACGGTTGGTGAAGTTTATCGTCGTCAATCTTATGCAGTCACTGGTGTACAAACATCATTCTCATTCCCTGCTGGTTATACTGTTGGATATCTGGAAGTTTATCGTAATGGTGTAAAACTGATTTCTGGTGATGACTTTACTGCGACTGATGGAAGTTCATTTAGTTTAACAACACCAGCACAGAATGGTGATGATGTAGAAGCAACAGGATACATCACATCAGCAATTGCAGTTACGAATGGAAATCTTACTGACCTTTTAGTTAATAATAATGCTAGAGTTCTTGGTATCACAACTCTTGGTATTAATGTTGGTGCAGGACAAACCGCATTAACTGTCCAAGGAAACGCAAGAGTTACTGGTATTCTGACTGTTGGTTCTTCTAGTTTAACTTTAAATGGAGACACCAATCAAATTAATGGAGTTACAATCAGTGCTGGTGTTGTAACTGCTACAAGTTTTTCTGGTAGCGGTTCAGGATTAACTGGTATTGTAACCAGTGTAAATCCTGTTGGTCAATCAACAACATCTCAAGCAGGAACTACTACAATTAATCTAAGTTTAGGTAGTGTAATCTACTTTACTCATAATACTGATACCACTGTTGCTTTTGCAAATACCGCAACAACTCAAGAAATTACATTTATTAGAACAAAAGATAATACAACAACTGCTAGAGCAATTACATGGCCATCTAACATTTATTGGGATAATATTGATGCACCTACACTACAAAACGAAGGAGCAACAAGAAATGCACAAACTTTTAGTTTCACAACTCGTGATGGTGGAGTAAGTTGGGTTGGTTATGAAGTTCAAAGAAATGCTGGTATCGGTACTTATATGTATGTTTGGGGGAATGGGGCATCAGCACGATTAGGACAAAATAACACCACCACATCTTTCAATTTACCAAAGTTATTTGAAAACTCAACTATATGGTCCAATATATCATTTCTAACGACTACAAATGCATCATTAGCAACTAAAACTGACGGAACTTTATGGGCATGGGGAGCTAATACTTCTGGAGTATTGGGACAAAATACTACAACAAGTTTTTCATCACCAATACAAATACCGGGAACCACATGGAGTTCTATAAGTGGTGGTACAACTCATTCATTAGCAACCAAGACTGATGGAACTTTATGGTCATGGGGTACTAATAGTGGTGGACAACTAGGACAAAATACTACAACAAGTTTTTCATCACCAATACAAATACCGGGAACCACATGGAGTTCTATAGATGGCGGCAATGCTTTTTCATTAGCAACCAAAACTGATGGAACTTTATGGTCATGGGGTACTAATACTAATGGACAACTAGGTCAAAATGCTATAACATCACAGTCATCACCAGTACAAATACCAGGGACCACATGGAGTTCTATATCTATTGGTTATAATCATTCATTAGCAACCAAGACTGATGGAACTTTATGGACATGGGGTTTTGGTAATAGCGGAAGATTAGGACAAAGTGCTACAACATCACAATCATCACCAGTACAAATACCAGGAACAACGTGGAGTTCTATAAGTAATATCGGACCATTAGCAATTAAAACTGATGGAACACTATGGTCATGGGGTTATAATGCTCAAGGACAATTAGCACAAAACAATAGAACACAATATTCATCACCAGTACAAATACCAGGATCCACATGGAGTTCTGTAAGTAGTACTGTTGGTAGTGTAACTGGTACTAACGTTTCAGTATTAGCAAAAAAAACTGATGGAACCTTATGGGCATGGGGAAATAATGGTAATGGAATATTAGGACAAGGTAATTCAACATACTATTCATCACCAGTTCAAATACCAGGAACCACATGGACTAGACCAATATCTGGTAGTGCAGCATTCAAAACTATCACATAATGTCCATCCATAACACTCTAGCAGGATTTGCAACATTTATCTCGCCAATCAACAACTTAAGTGTTGGTGTGGTGACTGCTACTCAACTTTATGGAGATGGGTCATCAATCACCAATGTTGGTCTTGGAACAACCTCAAGTATCAACACTTCAGGTATTGTAACGGCTTCAAGATTTTCTGGTGATGGTTCTGGTCTGACTGATGTTGGTGGTTATCTTGCTGGGTTGATTTATTCTCCAGCAGTTGGAGAAACAAACGTAGGTCTTTCAAGCAATATTTCAATTACATTCAATAAACACATCATTGCAGGTGTTGGTACAATCACTCTAAGAACTGGAAGTGCATCAGGAACGATTGTTGAAAGTTTTAATGTTGGAACCAGTAGTTCAATCAGCATCAGTGGAGCAACACTTACAGTTAATCCAACAAATAACTTAAGTGGATTAACAACTTACTATCTTGTAGTTCCTGCAAATACAGTTGAAGATACTTTTGGTACTGGCGGAAATCTTGGTATTACAAGTTATTCTTTTACTACACAAAATTTTATCTATCCTTTGTTTAGTTGGGGTCGTAATAATTTTGGTGAATTAGCACAAAATAATACAACACAATATTCATCACCAGTACAAATACCAGGAACCACCTGGAGTTCTATCAGCGCCGGTGGTGGTAATACATTAGCAACCAAAACTGATGGAACCTTATGGTCGTGGGGTCGTAATGATGCTGGTCAACTAGGTCAAAATAATAGAACACAATATTCATCACCAGTACAAATACCAGGAACCACATGGAGTTCTATAAGTGGTAGTAGTCAATCTTCATTAGGAACCAAAACTGATGGAACTTTATGGTCATGGGGTGCTAACGGTAGTGGACAACTAGGACAAAACGCTGTAGCAAACCGATCATCACCAGTACAAATACCCGGAACTACATGGAGTTCTATCAGTGGTAGTGGTGTTTTTTCATTAGCAACCAAAACTGACGGAACTTTATGGTCATGGGGATCTAATAATAACGGACAACTAGGACAAAATAATGGAACGCAATATTCATCACCAGTACAAATACCAGGAACCACATGGAGTTCTATAAGCGGTATAGCAGCAACTAAAACTGATGGAACTTTATGGGCATGGGGTTATAATCTTTATGGACAACTAGGACAAAATAATAGAACATATTATTCATCACCAGTACAAATACCAGGAACCACATGGAGTTCTGTAAGTTATTCCGTTGCAACCAAAACTGACGGAACTTTATGGTCATGGGGGCAAAATGGTCAAGGACAATTAGGACAAAATAATAGAACATATTATTCATCACCAGTACAAATACCAGGAACTACATGGAATTCCATTAGTGCTGGTGGAAATTTTTCATTAGCAACCAAAACTGATGGAACTTTATGGTCATGGGGTTATAATGCTCAAGGGCAACTGGGGCAAAGTGACGCAACAACACAATATTCATCACCAACCCAAATACCAGGAACTACATGGAATTTTGTAGATGCTAATGCCTTTTATTCATTAGCAACCAAAGCCGAATAAATACTTAAAAAAATGTCCAAAGCTTCCAATCTTGCTGGATTTATTACAAGCATTGTTCCATCAAACAATCTCAATCTTGGAGTTGCAACAGCATTCAGTTGGGTTGGAAGTGGACTTAACTTAACTGGTGTTGGTTTTGGAACCACAGGAAGCATCAACACCACAGGAATTATCACAGCAACTAAGTTTGTTGGAAGTGGAATAGGACTTACAAACATTGGAGATGGTGGACTTGCTCCAATCACTTATAGCCCAGGAATTGCAGTAACGAATATAGATTTACCAACGAATATTGTTCTCACCTTTAACAAACCAATTCAGGCAGGTGTTGGAACTATTACAATCAGGTCTGGAAGTGCATCAGGGACGATTATTGAAAGTTATGATGTTGGTATTAGTACTCGTTTAAGTATCAGTGGTGGAGTATTAACAATCGATCCCGTAAATAATTTGAGTGTGGGAACAACTTATTATGTTGTATTTCCAGAAGGTGCATATAAGGACATTCTGAATAGTTCTTCAAGTGTTGGTATTAGTACTTATTATTTTGTTACAAGAGGGTACACTTATTCTTTGTTTACTTGGGGTCTTAATCAATATGGAGAATTAGGTCAAAACAATAGAGTATCACAATCATCACCAGTACAAATACCAGGAATCACGTGGAGTTCTATCAATGCTGGTGGTGCTCATTCATTAGTAACCAAAACTGATGGAACTTTATGGTCATGGGGATATAATGGTAGAGGACAACTAGGACAACTAAACAGAGCAAATTATTCATCACCAGTTCAAATACCAGGAACCACATGGAACATTGCAAGTGGAGGAAATGAACATTCATTAGCAACCAAAACTGATGGAACCTTATGGGCATGGGGAGATAATTCTCAATCAAATGATCAGGGACAGTTGGGCCAAAATAATACAACAAATTATTCATCGCCAGTACAAATACCAGGAACTACATGGAGTTCTCCTCATGCTTGTACTTTTGATAGTTTAGTAAAAAAAACTGATGGAACTCTATGGGCATTTGGTGGAAATGCTTATGGACAATTAGGACAAAATAATAGAGTAAAATATTCATCACCAGTACAAATACCAGGAACCACATGGAGTTCTATCAGCGGTTCATATCACATATTAGCAACTAAAACCGATGGAACTTTATGGGCATGGGGACGTAATCATAGAGGACAATTAGGACAAAATAATAGAACATACTATTCATCACCAGTACAGATACCAGGAACCACATGGAGTTCTATTAATTCTTGTCTTTATCATTCAATAGGGAAAAAGACTGATGGAACTTTATGGGGATGGGGTAATAATAATGATGGAAATCTTGGACAAAATGATGTAACACAATATTCATCGCCCGTGCAAATACCGGGAACCACATGGAGTTCTGTCGGTGGGGGCAAAGGAGGCAATTATTCATTAGCAACAAAAACTGACGGAACCTTATGGTCATGGGGTATTGGTTCTAATGGAAGATTGGGACAAAATGCAACAACAAGCAGTTCATCACCAACACAAATACCAGGGACAACATGGAGTGCTATAAGTGGCGGTACTAATCATATACTAGCAACCAAAGCCGAATAAATACTTAAAAAAATGTCTAAGGCATCCAATCTTGCAGGATTTGTTACTAGTATTGTTCCAATCAATAACTTAAATGCAGGTATCATCACTGCAACAAGTCTTGTAGGAGACGGAACAAATCTTACAGGAATACAAAAAGGACTTGGAGCAACTGCAAATTATACAACATCAGGTATCATCACTGCAGGAACTTTTTATGGTGATGGTGGAGGACTTACAAATATTGGTGGAGTATTAGAACCAATTACTTATAGTCCTGGTATTGCACAAACAAATGTAGGAATATCATCGAATATTGTTCTTACATTTAATAAGCCAATCAAAGCAAATACGGGTACAATTACTTTAAGAACTGGAAGTGCATCAGGAACGATTGTTGAGAGTTATGATGTAACTTCAAGCAATAGATTAACGATTAGTGCTGGTGTTTTAACGATAGACCCCACTAGTTCTTTTGCAGATGGAACAACTTATTATGTTGTTTTACCTGCTGATGTGTTGAAAGATACGTTTAACACATCATCAAGTGTTGGTATTAGCACTTATTATTTTACTACCAAATTAACTTTATATTCATTATTTGAGTGGGGTAGCAATTCTTATGGGCAATTGGGGCAAAATAATACAACATACTATTCATCACCTGTCCAAATACCAGGAACCACATGGAGTTCTATAGGTGGTGGTGGTTCTCACACATTAGCGACCAAAACTGATGGGACTTTATGGTCATGGGGGATTAATAGTTTTGGTACATTAGGTCAAAATGATAGAATAAATCGGTCATCACCAGTACAAATACCAGGAACCACATGGAATGCAATAAGTGCTAAGAGAAGTGAACATTCACTAGCAACCAAAACCGATGGAACATTATGGTCATGGGGTTATAATTCTAATGGACAACTAGGACAAAATAATGGAACACAATATTCATCACCAGTACAAATTGCAGGAACCACTTGGAGTTCTATTGCGGCAACATTAAATCAATCATTAGCAACCAAAACCGATGGGACATTATGGTCATGGGGTCGTAATGTTGTTGGTCAACTAGGACTTAATGATATAATACCACGTTCATCACCAGTACAAATACCAGGAACCACATGGAGTTCTATTAGTAATGGTGGTGCTTTTTCACTAGCAACCAAAACCGATGGAACATTATGGTCATGGGGTTATAATAATTCTGGACGACTAGGACAAAACAATATAACACAATATTCATCACCAGTACAAATACCAGGAACCACATGGAGTTCTATTAGTAGTGGTGGTGCTTTTTCATTAGCAACAAAAACTGATGGAACTTTATGGTCATGGGGGTTTAATTTTCAAGGTCAGTTAGGGCAAAATAATACAACATACTATTCATCACCAATACAAATTCCAGGAACCACATGGAATTCTATAAGTAATGGTGGTGCTTTTTCACTAGCAACCAAAACAGATGGAACTTTATGGGGATGGGGAAGAGGATCATCTGGTCAATTGGGACAAAATAATACAACATACTATTCATCACCTGTCCAAATACCAGGAACCACATGGAGTTCTATTAATAGTGGTAGTTATCATTCACTAGCAATCCAACAACAATAAATACTTAAAAAACCATGTCGGTTCCAGCAGTAAATCTAACGATTGATAAAGGCACTACGTTTGAAGCAACCTTTAACGTCACAAATTCTGATGGTTCTGTGTTTTCATTAACAAACTACAGTGCAACTGCAAAGATTAGAAAGTATCCAACTGATGTGAATTCCAAGTCTTTCCAAACATCAATTACAGTTGCTACTGGTGAAATCAAAATCTCAATGGGTTCCACAGTCACTACAGATTTAACGGCAGGTCGGAATTATTATGATGTGATTATAACTCAAGCAGGAAGTGGAAAAGTACAAAAAGTTTTTGAAGGTACAGCAATCGTCAGCGATACGGTATCCGTATGACTATCAACGTAAGTCAAAGCACTAGTTCTTACAGTGTAAAACTTAAAACAACACCAAAGTTTAAAGTTACAGTTTCAGCGGAGGCAAGTTCAGTGGCTGGAAATTTATCAGACCTTGATGATTTTAATGGAACTGGTGTTCAAAATGGATATGTGGTGATGTATGACGCAGCAACTCAGAAATATATTACAGTAGACCCAGACACTGTTCTTTCAAATGCAGTCACTGGTGGGTTACCAAGTAATTTTGTTGATAAATTAGATGTAGATTTAGATGATAAGATTGATTTAGATGCTGGGAGTTTTTGATTAATAAATAATAAAAAATAGTATAGAAAAAGATGGCTGCTCCTGTTTTACAGTTTAAGAGAGGTCTTCTTGCTAATCTCCCTGGACTAAGGGCAGGTGAACCCGCCTTAACAACTGATAGTTACGACCTTTACGTTGGTATTGATAGTACCACAAACAATAATAAGTTCTTTGGTTCTCATAGATATTGGACAAAGGAAACTACCACAGTAGGTAGTTCTGTTAAAGTTGTAGAGGGAACCAATAACGGCAGTAACTTTATTGCATTAAAAGCACCGAATAGTCTTGCATCTGATGTAACCTTTACTCTTCCTTCAGCAGATGGAAGTGCAAACCAAGTCCTAAAAACTGACGGTAGCGGAAATCTTTCTTTTGCTTCAGTATCATCAAACTTTAGTATTGCAGGTGATACTGGAACTGATACGGTTGTAGTAGGAACTGATACTCTTACATTTGCTGGTACTGCAAGTGAAATTGAAACAACAGTTACTAATAATCAAGTTCAAATTGGTCTTCCTAATAACGTAGTTGTTGGTGGAGCACTGACTGTTACAACTGGTGCAGTCATTGATGGAGTACAGATTGGTATCAATGGTGCAAATGTAATTGATACTGTATCTGGAAATCTAACCATTAATTCTGCTGGTGGGCAGACAATCATTGATGACCTTGTTACCATTCAAAATAATCTAACGGTAAATGGTAATGTAACTGTAGGTGGAACAACAGTTACTCTTCGTGGTACAGACGTTTATATTGAAAACAAAGACATTATTCTTGGATATACAACATCAGTCACGCCAAATGATGATACCGCAAATCATGCTGGTGTTGCAATTGCATCAACAGTAGGAAGTCCATTAGTAAGTTTTGAAGCTTCTGGAATTAATACTCTTCCAAACACTTATAAGCAATTAATGTGGTTCAAGAGTGGAACTCTTGGATTTAGCACTGATGCCTTTGCTTTTAACTATGGTGTAGCGATTGGAACCACAACAATGGCGAATGGTGATCGCCTTGCTGTTGGTACTGGTATCAGAATGACTGATACTGCAATTACTGCGACAACCTTTAATGGTGCTTTATCGGGTAATGCATCATCTGCAGACCAAGTTAAAACAGTCACTGCAGGCAATAATAACGCAACGTATCATATTACCTTTGTTGATGCAAATAATGGTTCTGCAACCAACGAAAGTGTTTATACCGATGATGGTATTTACTACAATCCTGGTACAAATACCTTTACAACTCAACACGCATTATTTACTGGTAACGTAGAGGTTCAGGGAACACTAACTGGTACTGCAACTACCGCAACCAGAGCAACAACTGTTGATACAACTTCAACATCAACAAACGCAACGTATTATGTTCCTTTTGTTGATACACTTGCAGGACAAAACGGAGAAACAATCCGTGTAGGTGCTGGTTTATCACTCAATCCATCAGATGGTTCTGTTGCATCTCACGGTATCTTAAGTGTTGGAAATCCAGCAGCTCTGACTTCTTACATCAAAGCAGGTGGTGGTTCCAATGCAATGTACATGTATTCAAATGGTGATGTTTCTTTCCAAGCAAAGGTAATCACAAACAGCATTCGTAGCTCTGGTGACCCAAGCGATGCACTTACACTTTCTAATCGTGACGTAACGTTTGGAAATAACATTATAGTCACTGGTATTACAACAGTAGGAACTGGTGTAGGTATTACTCAGTTCTCTGGTTCAGTATCTACAGGAACTTCAACATCATCTGTTCCAACTTCATCCGCAGTCATTAATTATGTTGGAACTCAAATCTCAAACATTGATTTAACAACAAGCACTGCTGGTGATACTGGAACTGGTTCTGTTTCCACATCACAAACACTTACGATTGCTGGTACTGCTGGAGAGATTGAAACTTCTGCATCAGGTCAAACAATCACTGTTGGACTTCCTGATACTGTTATCGTTGGAACTGCATTAAGCGTACCTACCGTTAAGACTGCTACAGTTCAGCATTCAAACGGAACACAAGCAGCAACGATTGATACTTCAGGCAACATCACTGCATCACAGAACCTGACCGTTTCTGGAAACCTTTATGTAAATGGTTCCACAACTCAAGTCAATACATCTTCAATGACTGTTGAAGATAGAACGATTGAACTGGGACAGGTTGATGGTTCTGCTCCTTCTTCTGCAACCACCTGGGACCTTGGAGTTCTCTTTAACTACAACTCTTCGGGCGCGAAGAAGTCTGCTGTTATCTGGGAACATGCTGACGGAAGATTTAAGTTTGGTTCACAAGTATCTGATGGTGGTGGTACTGATAACGATAGTCCACAAATCACAGTTTCAAACTATGCAGCAATTGAAATTGGTTCACTATGGGTCAATGACTGTGCTGGACAATCACAAGTCATTAATTGTTCTGGATCCACAAGAACATTAGAGAACATTACGATTGATGCTGGAACTTTTTGAGACTTAAATCCATAATCTAAATAGGGGGAGTTTATGTCTCCCCCTTTTTTATGACTGATAATGACCTAAAAGCAGTTCTTGCAAAATATCAGCAAAAAGCATTTGAATTGTTTAATCAAAACATTGTATTAGAAACTCAAATAGAGACTTTGCAGAAACAAGTCCAGTCTTTAACACAAGAGTTAGAAAAATTAAAATCAAAAAGACCGCCTAAGACATCATCAAGTGAGTTTTGATAAATAATAAAAACTCTTATATAAGAGTTAAGCACGGTATATACCAAATATGAGGTTGAATGGCTAGTCCTATAATTAAAATCAAACGGTCTTCCGTTCAGGGAAAACAACCAGGAGTTGCAGATTTACCCCTTGGTGAATTAGCCCTGAACACCTATGATGGTCGTCTTTATGTGTCCAAATCCACAGACAGTGGAGTAACGACGAGCATCGTAAATGTATCAGGAATACAAATACAAGATGAAGGTAGTGCAGTTGGTTATGCAAATACTATTAATTTTGTAGGTTCTGGTGTTACCGTATTAAGTATATCAAATGGTGTTGGAATTGTAAGCGTAAGTTCCGGTGGCGGTGGAGGTGGCGGAGCATCAGTATCTATTAGTACAGTAGCACCATCAACACCAACAGCAGGAGATCTTTGGTATAATAGTAATTTAGGAAGAACCTTCATTTATTATTATGATGGTTCTTCATCTCAATGGGTTGATGCTGCACCATTTAATGTTGGTATCATCACTTCGCTGACGAATGTATCTTTTAATGCAGGTACAGCAACATCTCCTTCAATGTATTTTACAGGAGATACGCAAACTGGTTTCTTTTCGCCCGCATCAGGAAATCTAACAGTTGTATCTTCTGGGTCTTCTATTCTGAATGTTAATTCGCGTGGTGTTATCGTAACAGGAATTGTAACTTGTACGGATTTAAACTCAACATCTGACCTTAAACTTAAACAGAATGTTCAAACAGTAGAAAATGCTATAGGCATTGTAAAAGAACTTCGCGGTGTTAAGTTTGAATGGAAAGAAAACAACAAATCATCATTTGGTGTGGTCGCTCAAGAAGTTGAAGAAGTCTTACCAGATCTTGTTACTAATACTGACCCCAAAACGGTTAATTATAATGGTATTATAGGTGTTCTAATTGAAGCTATCAAGGAACAACAGGTACAAATAGAAGAACTTAAAGCACAAATCAACAATCAGTAGACACTTTCCAAACCGTCCACCAACCGTCACACACCCATCCAAAAAGTCCTATAATGACCGCATAGACAACAAAGACCTATGCGGTTTTCTTCTACGGACAGATTACTTTTCGTCACATCGTTCATCTGGTTCACCCATTGGGGTGTTAAAGTGACTGAAGTTGCAATCAACGCACTCCTCTGATGCTATACCTTGATATTACTGGTTATGGAGCACGTAGAAGGCGCTGTAGCAGTGTTGTAGAGTGGTTTCTAACCAAGTACTTACCCAGACATCATATCACCGTAGAAGTCCATCACAGAGGTCTTCGTAGGGAGCAATCTTATGGTTATTGTTCTGTTGCTGGTGATATCTATCGTCCCCGTGAGTTTCTGATTGAAATTGATCCAAAACTTGATTTGGAACTTTATACAAAAACTTTAATTCACGAGTGCGTACATATTCGGCAATGGGTTAAAGGTCTTCTTAAAGAACGCAGAGGTAAAATGTATTACAAAGATAAAACTTTTGAAGACTTGGATTACTGGGAGTATCCACACGAAGTAGAAGCACATTATCTTGAAGAAATTCTTTACGAAGATTACCTCACAGAGACTGGACAAACATCATAAATATTGATGCCTGACTGACTGCAATCTTCAGGTTGGAGAGTAGAAATACTCTCCTTCTTTATA